TTAAACGTGCGCCTCGCGCGCCTTGTCGATTTCCTCGATCGGGATCAGGCCGCAGCGATTCAGTTTCAGGTCGCCGGCCTTCACCATCTTGCTCACCGTCCACCGGCTGATGCCGAGCATTTCGGCCGCCTGCATCTGCGTCACGTGCGTCGGGCGCGGGTGCGTCTCGGCATAGAGCTGCACCGCGCGGCGGGCGACATTCATCACTTCGTTCGTTTCCATTATCGTGCCCTCGTGATCATGGCAAGCTCGACGCGGCAGCTGATCTCGCGATCGTAGCCGGCGAGCGTGGATTGCAGGTTGGGTGCGAGGCGCGGGCCGGCGGATGGCGTATCGAGTGGCGCGCGCGGCGTTGCCGCCGGCGTCGCCTCGTATGCCGTATCCGTCCGCACGCGTCGGTCGATCCGGATGCGGCCGGCGTAGAACAGCGTGTCGAGAAAGACCTGCACGAGCGCCGTCGACGTCTGCAGCTCGGCAGCGATCTCGAGCGCGGTGTGCGTGCCCGTACGCAGGACGTTGAACACGGCGGTGCTGTTGATGCGGCGGCTGGTCACGATTCGCCTCCTTGGGCGCGGGCGCCGATCTCTTTCTCGAATACCGACGCCTGACGGCACGAGCCGAATACGACGAGAACAGACATGTCGCTGTGGCGCTCGACCTTCAGAGGCGTCACCTCGCCGCTCTGCTGCGGCAGTTTGAGCGTGCCGCGCTGGATCTTGATCGCGTTGTCGAGCGCGTTGACGTGTTCGGTCGTGAGCGTCTGTGCACGGTCGGCTTCGATCAGCGCGAGTGCAGCCGCGATGACGCCGGCGGACGCCGGTTCGCTGCTCGGCTGCTGCGTGGGGGCGAGAAGGGCGGTCAACCGAGCGAGCAAGCGCAGTTCTGCATCGTAGAACGCCTTCGCATCCACGTCGTCGCCCCAATCGCCGTCGACCGTGTGGCAGTTCTTCAGCTCGTCGGCGCTATGCGAAATGCTCGCGCAGGCGTCCATGATCGTGGCGCGCTCGGCGGTAGTGAGCTTACTGGTCATGGTCGGCACCTTCGAATAGGTCGTGGATTGCCTTGCGCGCATGGCGCGTTGCTGCAGCAGTGATGCGGTGATGCTCGGCGTCGTAGGCGAGGTGGCAGCGCTGGCACCAGGCGCGCAGATTTTCGTCGTCGCAGTTCTCGGGTACGTGGTCGAGATGTGCGATCGTCAGCACGACTTTCGTCCACTTGCAGCCGCAGTACTCCGATGCTTTGCAGTAGCCGAGCAGTCGGCCGTCGTCTGCCGCGTACACCTCGCCGTCACCTTCGAAGCGCTGGAACGTGCCGGCGTCCTTTCCTATGCCGCGGACGATGGTGTCGCCGTTCGCGACAAAGCACTGCTCGCAACGGTTGCCGGCCCGCGCCAAGATGCGCGCGCGAATCTCCGGCCAATTCGCCGGATAACGGCCGCGGTTCTCAGGCTTGATCGGCATGGTCGGCTCCATTGAGAAGTGCGCGAAGTGCGCGCTCGCGGCGCATCATCAACGTTTCGCCGCTAATCGGGCGCGCGTATTTTGATGCGGAATCTGCGGCCCATTCGATCGCCTCGCGCTGCTCGTCCGTCAGGCGCGCCTCTGCCGGTGCGTCGGCCTGCGCGGGTTGTGGGGCGGCGTGAAGCATCGCGACATAGTGGTCGTACCCGCCCACGCCAATGTAGTCGGGAAGGCCCATGCGTTCTTGATATTCTTTATCAGCTCTTCGTGCGGCGATCTGCATTTCCATCGTCGGTTCGGTCGGCACGAGTTTCCAACCTTCCGGGATTACCGCAGCGGCCGATGCCTGCGCGGGTTGCGCAGCGGCTGTGGTGCGTTTCTCGCGAGCGTTCGCCACCGCGCGCCCATAGCGCTCCATATCGGCTTGTGTGTATTTGCGATCATCCGCAGCGGGCGATGCTGCCGCGCGGGCTGCGGAGAGCGCCGCGGTAGACGCTCCGAGATAGACGGCCTGGACAGGGTACGATTTGGGGCGATCGGCATCGAGCGATGTGACGGCACTCGCCCACAGAGGGCCATTGCGAGGGTGAATCGGCACATAGGCATCCGGCTTGCGCATCTCCGCCGGCGCATCACCCTGAGATGCACGACCGAGCGCAGCGTCGGCCATGTCGAGGACTTGCGCAACGGTCTTCGTCACCGAGCCGATGCTCACCTTGTCGCTTTCTTTTGCCCCCTTCCAGCGGCCCGAGACGATCTCTTGAAGTGTTCCGGCCGCCCATTGGAGCGCCGCCCGTTCGTCGGCCGACCCGGACCAAGCGCCAGTTCCGCCGCACTCGGTACAATCGGGTCCGCTATGCGCTTGGCATTCGATAGTGCTGTGCTCGTCGGCCGGTGCTTCTGCCGCCATAGCGGGGGAGCGGGCGGAAGCGAGTCGCCGAAGCATCGCCGCAGGTTCGACGAGACCGTCCTTGTACAGCCAGCCCGCGATGATCTCAAGCCCCTTCGCGTCGTGGTCGGTGATCGCCGCCCCTTCCGCACCTGTCTCATTGGCAGAGTCGGCGAGCACGTTTCGCAGCATCGCGCGAACTTGCGACGCCAAGAATACGGCGCGGTCATCTTTCAGCTGAGGATGTGCAGCGAACATGCTCGTCAGCGCATCAGCGCGGCTCTGTTGTTGGTCGTTCATGGTGGTGTCCTCAGGTGGTCTCGTCATCGTTTGAGAAGGGTGAATGCTGTTGCAGCCACGACTGGAACCTGTCCGTCGCCAAGGGCCGCAAGTCTGTCCATCCGATGGGCCACCCCATCATGTATTCCCAGGTCGCAGGGCTCGTCTTCCCACCAAGCCAGTCTTGCCATGCTGCGTACGCGGGCCACTTGCGCATCGAGGGCGCATCGTGATTCGCCTTCGCTGTCGGCGTTGGCAACCAGCCAGAACCGTGGGCGGCGATGCGGGCTACCCAGGAAGGCGGCGTCGATCTCGATGCATCGAGTGGTGTAGCCCATCGATTCGAGATCGTCGGCCGCGGCGTCGATCGGCTCGCGTTTGACGTTCTCGGCAAGTACGTACCGGGGAGCGACATCTGCCACGACCCGTCGCATTTCCGGCCAGAGATCATCCGCAACGTTCCTTCCTCGAGCTGCAGAGGAATAGGCTTGACAGGGAAATCCGCCCACAACGCAATCAGCAATTCCGCGCCATGCGCTCCCGTCGAATGTGCGTACGTCATCCCATATGGGGAACGGCGATAGACTGCTGTCGTTCTGTCGAGCGACAAGGACGGCCTGTCGGTACGGATTGGATTCGACTGCACAAATGCATCGATGCCCGAGCAGTTGGCTTGCGAGAATTCCTCCACCAGCGCCCGCGAAAAGATGAAGCTCATTCACCGTCATCCTCTAAATCAGTAGATCAAGCCCCAATGGCTGGGTGCTCGGCTTAGCCGAAAGTCTTGGTGAGGTCGCGATCGACGGCTTTGCCGAGTGACCGGAGAAGATTCGCCAGCCCCGCTCGGTCGTGATGGCTAGCGGTCGCCTGGCGCAGCAGGCCAAAATACGAATTTGCAACGGGCATAAGGTCGGTGGCCGGTGTTTCGGCGATGCGCCGCAACGCTTCATTGCGCGTTCGCTTCCGCGTCTCCCGGCGCCACGGCTTGATGACCTGTCCGACGAAGTCGATGCCGCGGTCGATCGGCTGCAGGATGGTCTTGCGTGGATTGATCCGAGCGCCGAGCTGTTCCGGCAGGAAATCCGTGACATCGGCGAGGATCTCGTTCAAGCGCGCCGGCGAGGCGTGCAGGAACACAAAGTCGTCGACGTATCGGATGTAGTGCCGAGCGCCGAGCACGTGCTTCGCGCGCTGGTCGAGCACGTCGAGGTAGACGTTCGCGAAGAACTGGCTCGATAGGTTCCCGATCGGCAGGCCGAGGTCCGGCGCCTGTTCGAGCAGCCGTTTATGGGGCGGCACGAGCTCCATCATTGCCGGGTCGCCGTGGTATTCGAAGTCGGCCCGTGGATCGTGCATCAGCACGCGCTCGGTCAGCGCGCGCCAGAATGGCTCGGAGATCTTCGCGAGCAGCAGGTCGAGCAGGATCCGCTTGTCGATGCTGACGAAGAAGTTCGCGAGATCGCACTTCAGATAGAACGCGCGTTTCGACCAGTTCTGCGTGATCGAACGCACCTTCGATTCGAGTCGCTGCGCGGCGTACAGGGTGCCGCGCCCCTTGATGCAGGCGCACGAGTCGGCGATGAACGACCGCTCGAAGCGCGGGCCGATCCGGTTGTAAAGTAGGTGGTGCACGATGCGATCGCGAAACGCTGCCGCCCAAACCTCGCGCGGCTTCGGTCTCGTGATGACGAAGCACTTCGAGCGGCCGGGCGTGTAGCTGCCGTCGACCAGCTCGTCGTACAGGCGGCGCAGGTTGCGTTCGAGCCGCATTTCGAACGCGAGCGCTGCATTGCTGTTTCGCTTCGTTCGCCGGCAGTCGAGATACGCTTCGACCAGCTCGGCGAACGAAATTGGCCCTCGATCTGCGGACGGCGCGGGCGCGCAACTCGTTGTTCTGGTGGTTGTTGTTCTGGTTGCCATTGTTGAAGTTCTGGTACCACGCCCAGCCGGAGGTATCGTGCGATCTACGTCGCCCGGCCGATTTCTCAGCTGGGAAACTGCGCTGGACCTTTCCGCACGCTGGCGGCCGGTTTCCTCATTGCGCATGGCGGTGGCCTTGTGGGCCAGCGGCACGACCAGATTGATATATCGCTCAGCCGCGAAGGCCGTGACCTTAGCGGAGCGGGCGACGGTTTGCGGCGTTCTTCCAGCCGTTGGCCTGCTTCCCGATGCTCGTCGTTTTCTCGACGGCAGCTGCGTAGCCGTCGGGTGCGATCAGGCGCTTGTCCATGCTGAGACGAAGCAGCAACTCGATTACCTGCAAGCGCTCAAGCAATTCGACGAGGTGAGGTGCCTTGTCGGCCGCGACGTTCGCGCGGAACACCAACACCATGATCTCGATGCACTCCGCGCTGATCTTCTCGCCGATGCTGCGCTTGAAGTCGCGGGGCATGTTCTTGACCAGGTTGGTGACGTCATCGAGCAACCCGTAGGCGGCTCGATATATCGGGAGTTGGTTGTGCAGGGCCACGGTGGGTCAAATGATCAAAAAACTGAATGGATAAATCTGCGGACGGCGCGGGCGCGCAACTCGCTGACCTGGTGGTCGTAGAACTGGCCGCCATCGTAGAAGTCCTGGCACCACGCCCAGCCGGAGTTCGATTCGTGGCGTTCGCTGGACCAATACCAGCTCGGCTCGAACTCGCCCTTCAGGTTCGCGAACAGGAGCGATTGCTCCCGCCGCGTCGGCAGTTCGCCGCCACGTTCGGCGGCCCATGCCTTCGCCGCTTCCCAGTCCAGATCTTCGGCATCGCCCGGCAGGAGAATCAGGTAGTGGCTCAGCGAACCGTCTTCGAGAAGGATCTGCCCGGCGATGCGCTCGCCGGCCGCGAGCGGGACCGTGGCGGCGTCGACGTGGTGCTCGGTCGCGCGCTGCTGCTTCTTGAATTCGTCGATCAGCGCGCCGATGCGCGCGTGATCTGCTTCAATCTGTTCCAGCGTGATCGTCATTGCGTGCTCCGATTGTGAAAGGATGAAGGGTTAAATCGACAATCTGCGGACGGCGCGGGCGCGCAACTCGTAGCCCTGGTGGTCGTCGTACTGGTAGCCATTGCTGAAGTCCTGGAACCACGCCCAGCCGGAGTAGCCAGGATCGGTATCGAGCGTGTTCGACCAATACGCCGCCTTTTCGAACAGGTCGCGGTGCTGTTCGTAAGCGATCACGAGCTCGGCGCGCGTTGGCAAATCACCTCCGATGCTCTTGGCCCAGTCCATCTGCGCCTGCCAGCTGGCGTCGTCGTTGTCGCCGGGCAGCAGAATCGTGTGCGTGACGTCGCCGTTCTTGTCGACAAAGCCGCAGAGGTAGATCTCGCCGTCGGCGAGCGTAGGAAGCTGGATCTGCATGGTTTCTCCGGAAAAGAGAAGGGCGCCGAGATTGATCGGCGCCCTTCGAATGCCGCGCGGTCCGAGGTAAGCCGCGCGGGGTAGGCTCTGTTGAATCAGCGGGGCATCCACTGCGTGCCGCGCACGATCCGGCCAACCGGCTCGAGCACGAGCACCTCGGATTCCTTCTCGCTGCGTACGAGCGCGCTGCCGCGCCGCTGGGCTTTCTCGAGCGACGCGTGACGCCGTGGTTTGCAATACCTGCCGACCGTCACGAACAGCGGTGCACGCGCGCCGACGGGCCCGAGCGTCAGCTCGTCGATGCGCGCTTCGAGTGCCGCGGCGTTCGCGCGCCAGGTGTCGGCTCGTTGCTGCGCCGCGTCGCGCTCGGCGGTGAGCCGTTCGACCTCGGCTCGCAGCTCCGCGATGACGCGTGAGGTGGTGTCGGCCGCTACGGCCGACGGCGGCAGGCTCGCAATGGCGTCGGCCAGCGACAGAGCGACGACCGGCGGCGCGGCGTCGGCCGGCGGTATCGGAGCGACGCCGCGCGCGAGCCAGTACACATATTCGTTGCCGCCGCCGGCCCGTTTCTCGCGCTCGACGATCGCCTCGCCGAGCATCCGGTTCAGCTCCTTCGTCACGTCGAGATGGGGAAGCCCGGTCCCGGTCGCTACGGCCTTCGCCGTGGCTTCTGACGTCGCGGCGAGATACTTCTCGATGTCTTCTCTCACGCTGCCTCCCGTATTGCATGCTGCGCGGCTGGCGCGACCTGACCATCCTCGACCCAGAATGCTTCGATGGCTTCGGGCAGGCCGCCGGGCGGCGTCTTCAGGCTCATGAACACGAGCGCCGTCTCGATCTGGTCGGTGTACGCGAGATCGTCGAGCCAGTAGAGCAGCCGATCGCGCTCCGGGCCGACCAGGACGTCGGCACGATCGAGCACGAGCAGTTTCAGGCCTGAGAAGTGGCTGATCGCCGCGGCGATGTGCGCATCGACGCGCCAGCGTTCCGATTCGGACAGCAGGGCGTACGCGCGGCCGTCGGCGAGGACTTCCATCTCGGGCGTGATCGTCACGTCGGCCCATTCCGACATCTCGGCGAGCGCGACGAGGCGCTCGTTCATCGGCGTGAGCGCTTCGCTGAGCAAGTCGGCCGGGATGCCGTTCGGCGCGAGCGCGTCGGCGATCGCCTCGTACGCGGCGACGTCGCTGTGCAGCGCGGCGGCTTGCTTGGCCAGATCTGCGGCGCCGGCGGCGCGGCGCTCGATCTCGCGAAGCGTCGCGATGTCGGTGTCGAGCTGCTTTCGGCGGTGCTGAAGGTCGGCCAGCTCCGAGCGCGCGGCGTCGCCGCTTTCGCGCGCGGCGGCCGCGCCGCTGTCCGCTGCATCGTCTTCGAGCGCGCGCAACTGCGTCGCGGCCGAGTCTGCCGCTTCGAGGTCGCGCTTACGGTTCGCAGCAGCGTTCTGCAGCGTCTTCAGGCCCTGCTCGTACTCGGGCAGTTTCGCGGCCGCGTCAGCGTCGCGCGCGCCGGCTGCGGCCGCGGCCGACAAAACGCCGTTGAGGTACCGCAGGAGCGCTCCGCATTCCGGGCACGAACATTCGGTGCCGGCCGGCGCCGCGCCGGCGCGCACACGAAGCGCTTCGACCTTGGGCTCGAATTCGGCGACCTGCTCGTCGGCGAGCTGCGCGAGTTCGACCGCCTTCGCGTAACCGGCGGCGCGCGTGCGCAGGTCGGCGATTTTCGACGCGCGCGCACGTGCCGCGGTGTCCGCCGCATCGGCAGCGCCGATCTGCTGCTGCAGCTCGCCGATCCGGTCGTCGAGCGCCGCGCGGTCGCCCGTGAGCTTCCGCAATGCTGCCTCGTCGAACTCGACCGGCGCCGGGCGCCAGGTTGCTGCCTTCTGGCTGCCGTACGTCTCGCCGGTCGCGTTGCGCCATGACTGCTTCGCGCCGCGCGCGCGGTCGGCCGCTTCCTTCTGCGCCGCTTCGAAGCCGGCGCGCAACATCGGCGTGATCGCCGCGAGCCGCGCGGCGGCCGGTGCCGGCACTGCGTCTGCGCGAAGCCCGAGCTTAGCGAGCAGCCGGGCGCGCATTTCGTCGACGCCGATCTTCACGCCCATCAGATCGTACAGGAACGCGCGACGCTCGCCCGCGCCGAGGTGCGCGAACCGCTGCGCGTCGAGCACCAGCGGCAGGCGCGGATCCTCGGCGATCTCACGCTTGAGTTTCCCGGACGGCAGCATGACGCTGTTCGCCTGCTCGCCGCACGCGACCACGATCTGGCCGCCGTCGGCTCCCTCGGTGACGAGCGAGCCGTATTCCTTCTTCAGCGCGACGCGCACCGTGTCACCGGTGAGCGCCATGCGCACGGCTTCCTGCAGGCTGCTCTTGCCGGCGCCGTTCGGGCCGGTGAAGAGGGCGACCGGCTTTGCGAGCCGGAGGTCCGCCGTCCGGATTCCGAGAACGTTCGCTACGTAGATGTCGGTGATTTTCACGATTCCTCTCCCTGCTGCCTGCGCGGCCGCAGCACCGTGCGGCCGCCGTCCGAATCCATCGCACTCACGATGCCCTTCGCTGCGAGCAGTTCGACCAGCCGTGCGGCGCGGTTGTAGCCGATCTTGAACTGACGCTGCACGCTCGAGATCGTCACTTTCTGCTGCTCGATCACGAACGTTTCGACTTGGGGGTACAGCGGATCCTCGTCGCCGGCGCCGGCCTGTTGCTCGTGCCACTCCTTCCAGCCCTTCACCCATGCGATGCACAGTTCGCCTGCCATCACGGGGCATTCGCTTTCGGGCTTGCCTTCGGCGGCCGCCTGCCGGCCGGCATGATGCTGTTCGTCGATCTGCGCTTGCGTCGGACCGTCGCCGAGCTTCGGCACCTCGCGGAACTCGGCGTCGACGACGTCGCCATCGGGTTTGTCTCCGTCCATGCCATCGCCATCGCCGTCCGTGTACTCGCGGCCGAGGTCGAAGCCGCGCTGATCCGATTCGCCGCGGATCTCGTCCATGCCGCCGGTGTGCTCGCCCGGGTTTGCGACGACGACCAGAACGGTTTTCCCACTTGCTTCGTAGAGCTCGTGCAGGTTCGGCTGAGAACCGCCGAATTTCACGACCGCCTTGACGCCGTCTTTGATCGTGACCTGGTCGAGGTCACCCTGGACGACGATGCGGCCATCGCTCGCGATCAGATGCGTCGCCATCTTCACGTTGTGCTCGACGCGCGCACGCAGCCGGTCGATCACGTCGTTTTGCTTCTTCTCGGACAGCTTCACCCAGATGTCGGGCATCAGCTTCATTTCGGTCACCAGCGCGGAAAGCAGGTCTTTGCCGATGCTGTCGGCGGTCATCTGGAGGACGTTCTTGTCGGTCATGTCGAAATCCTTGGCGGCGGAAGGCGCGCGTTAGTCGGCAGTGATCGGGCCGCGCGGCCGACGGCTGGCCGGCGCGGTCGTTTGGGAAGATGCCTTGCCAGCGGCCGCCTGTTCGGCTTCCGCCGTGATGGCGCGCATGCGTGCGGAGGCGAGGGCGTTCAGTTCGGCCTTGGCGGTTTCGTCCGGCACGCCGCTGATCGCGCTGCGGGCGAGGTCGAGGTCTTCGGGCGACTTGGCGGACTCGATGTCCTCGCGGATGCCGCGCACGAGGCCGGCGACGTCGAAGTCGAAACCGCCTTGGCCGCCGTCATCGTCATCGCCCGGTTCGCCCTGGTCGTCGACGGGGTCTGCGTGCGCGTCCGACGGCGGCGCGGCGTTTTCGTGCGATTCGGTGGCGGGGCCGGTTTGCGCCGGCGTGGCGCGCGAGACTTCCTCGGCCGGCTGCGCGCGTCCGGCGCGCAGCTCGTCGAGCGTCGAGCGGTTGACCGAGTAACTGCCGTCTTCGTGCACGTCGACGATGTCCGCCACTTCCTCGACGCTCGTCAGGCCCATTAGCAGCTCGGGCGCGTACAGCTTCCCGAAGAACGACGCGGTGCGATAGCGCAGCATGACCTCGTCCATCGTCTGCCACTTGCTGCCGTTCTTCGTGTACCAGCCTTCCTTGACGGCCATCTCGATCGACACGGCAGGCGAGTCGATCCGCTCGCCGGTCTCTTTCTCGATGGCCCACGCCACGCAGACCTTGTCGACGATCGGCACGCGCTTCGTGACCGTGCTGCGGTTGCCGTTCTCCCAGACCGTTTCGACGCGTTCGACTGTCTTGTCGCCGAGCACCTTGATGTCGAAGCGCAGGGGCGAGAAGCGGCCGCAGCCGTTCACCGCGGCGATGATCCACTGCGACGACCAGGACGGCCGGCCCTCGACGATGTACAGGTTCTGCATCACCATCAGCGGATCGGCGCCCATGCGCTGCGCCATATTCAGCGCAACGACGGCGTTCGCGAGCGCGTTCGGGTTCTCACGCGATTCCTTCACGTTGCCGTACTTGTCGAGCTTTTCGATGACCTTGCGATACGCGGCAGGCACGAGCGTCGACGACGCAAGAAGGTTCGCAGCGCGCTGCATCAGCTCGAACGACTGCAGCGAGCCGAAGCCGGGCGTGACGGCGGGCAAATTGGCCTCGCGCGGGAGCGGCGAGCGGACAGATTCCAGGGTGGTGGGCGTGGACATAGATGAATTCCGGGTTGAGTTCAGACGTTGGAATAGCTCACACCGCGAGCTGCGCGGCTTATGACGGAGGTGTGGACCTTGAAGCGGCGTGCGAGCTCGATCGTCGTCACGCCTTCGGCGCGGGCCGTGCGGATTTCTTGGATGTCGGCATCAGTCAGCTTGGCTCGGGATGCTCGAGAACCGGACCAGACGGGCGGCCGCTTCTTGTTGCCTCGCCCCTTCGCCCGCATATCGGCCATGTTGTCGAGGTGGGTGCCGAGGAAGAGGTGATCGACGTTGCAGCAACGTGTGTTGTCGCAACGATGCAGGACCATCAATCCAGCTGGGATCGGCCCGTGAGCACGCTCGTAAGCGAACCGGTGCGCCAGATGCTTCTTGCCGCCGACGGTGTATCGCCCGTAACGGTGCGCTTCACTTCCGTTCGATTTGACCGTTACCCCGGTCCATTCAATGCAACCGGACGGCACGACGCGTAAGAAGGAGTCGAAGTCTCGTGCCACGGGAGGTTCACTCATGAAATGAGCAACTGCCGTAGCGAGGACAGTATTGCTGGCTACAGAGCAGGCTCTTCGGATTCGGAAAAAAGCGGCCGGAGCGGAACATGTCGGCGGCAAACTGGATCAGCCCCGGCGTTTCCTCGGTGCCAAGCATCACGCGCTTGGCGTTCTTGACCGGTGCGGTCGCGACCTCAGGCGTACCCTTCGTTTTCAGGCCGATGATCTCGGCGGTGTCGCCGATCTGCTCGCCCGTCGTGTGCTCGTACAACAGCTCGTATGTCCCGATCTGCGGGCCGTGGCCCTTCGTGACAGCGACGCCCTGCGCGACGGCCTTCGATCCGCTCTTCAGGTCGGCGATGCCCGGGCCGAGCGCCGTGCGACGGACACGTGCGCGGTCCATCGTGCCGGTGAGGCGGACCACGATCCCACCGCCGCAGTCGATGTCGAGCGGCTTCGTCTCCATTTCGACGGCGACGAAGTCGTAGCGCGGCGCGATTTCGAGGCAGTACTTCGTCGTGAGCGAGATGCCGATCCGCTCGGCTTCCTTCAGGTTGAGATCGTCGCTCGCGGGGTTGTACTCGTTCGACGGGTCGTGCAGCTTGTCGATGAACGCGCCGGCCGCGTCGTCGACCGTCAGACCGGAGCCGTCGAGCACGCTCTGGTCGTAGGCGGCCGTGCCGGCGTGAATCGCCGTGCCGAGCGCGGCGCGCAGGCCGACGACGTTGCGCATCTTCAGGAGGTGGATGCCCTCCCACCGATAGGCGCATTCGAAAAGCGCGCCCCAGCTGGACGCGCGGACGGAGTAGACGGAATCGCTCATGCCTCGCCTGCATGTGTGGGCTCGGCGCGCTGCTCGGCCGCCGGCATCTTCTCGATGCACTCGTACGGGAATCGGTCGCTGAACGGCTTGATGTTCCTGTAGAAGTGCGAGCCGATCGAGTCGGCGGTCCTGATCGCGTCGAAGTTCGCCTGCGTGAACTTCGAGTAGTGGTACAGCGACGTCGGCTCGCCAGCTCGGCCCTTGAAGCGGACCGCGAGCGTCTCGGATTCAGCGTCGTAGCCGATGCTGTGGATCTGCGACGACTCGACCGGCTTCATTTCGATGGTGCTCATGCCGGCACCTCGCTGCTGCAGGGGGCTGCGCTGTCCGAATTACCAAAGGACTGAATGGACAATCTGCGGACGGCGCGGGCGCGCAACTCGTGGCCCTGGAGGCCGTCGTGCTGGCGGCCATTGACGAAGTGCTGGCACCACGCCCAGCCGGAATAGCCCGGATCGGTGTCCGGCTCGTTCGACCAGTAGGCGTCTCGCTCGAACTGGTCACGATGATTCGCCAGCAGGAACAGATGTTCGATCCGGGTCGGCAGGTCGCCGCCGATCGACTTCGCCCAGTCCATCTGCTCTTGCCACGACGCGCGGTCGTGATCGCCGGGCAGCAATACGACGTGGTGCAATTCGGCCGCCGTGTTGGCGATCACGCCGATGTAGATCTCGCCCTCGCTCAGATCGGGCGCGGGGAAGGTGGCTTGAAGTGCGATAGTGCTCATTTCGTGGATCCTCTCGGATGAATGAGGCGGGGTTACTGGATGCCGAAAGCCTTCATGACGCTGTCGACGGCGACGGCGAGAAGCGCGACCGTGATGAGGATCGCGACGACGAGTGCGCGCGCGGCGCGCGGATGCCGTCGCTCAAAGAGGTCAGCGTGATCGGTGAAGCGGCTCATGTGGGCCTCGTGACGATCGATCCGTCTGTGTTGAGGTGGGCGAGCAGGAGCGTGCAGCCCGCAGCGATTGCGAGCGCTGCAAGGTATCCGGCTATGGGACTCCATTCGTGGATACGCTCGAGCAGCGCGCCGAGGTAGTCGAAGGGCGTCATCCGAGACTCCGCAGGTAGGGTCCAGCCAGGTCGACGCCAAACCAGAGCGCGCCGACCACGACGCCGAAAGCCGCAGACCAGACCAAGCCTTCGATCGCGTAGCGCATGCGCGGGCCGCGCGCGGCGGCGCGCAGCAGTGCGTTGTCCGCCGCAGGCCGCTGGATGGAGAGGGCTCGCATTACAGGCTTTCCCCGCAGATGCGTACGTGCCGGATCGGCTCAGGTGTGCGGCATCCAGCCTTGCTGAGCGCTGCATCGACGACTGCACGGATGCCCGACGTCAGCACGGTCTTCGAGGCGACGAGGCGTAGCGCCGTGACGAGGTCAGGCGCGCCCGCGATGAGCTGGGCAGTGGCCTTCGATTCGTCGCTTGTGCCGAGCACGACGCAGATGCGAATGTCTTCTCCGAGCACGACGATGCAGTTGCCGTCGTAGTCGAGGTAATCGCCGGGCTCGCATACTTCCCACGGCCCTGACGTGTGGATGGTCTGTCCCATGTGGTCCCTCGGTGTGGTTGTTGGTCTTCAAATCCCGCCGAGCACGCTCGCGACGCCCGGCGCGATGAGATTCAGCGCGAGGCGGCGCAGCTCCGGTGATGACGGAAAATCGCGGCGCAGCTCCAGTAGGTCGCGTGCGAACTGGCTCATGGTTCCCTCGGATATGGATGCGCTGATCAGGTGCCGCGGAACATGCGCGGCGTGACAGCGAGGTGGTCGCTGCAATGGCTGACGCCGGAAGTGCCGAGGCCGAGCGCCGCGCCGCACTGCGAGCAGTACGTCATCGCGAGCGGACGTGATTCGGCGATGTCGGCTGCGGCGATGCGCCGCGCGATCTCGGCGTCGCGCGCGGCGACGAGGATGTTCCAGACCGCGTAGACATCCTCGATACGGGCACGCGCCAGCGCCGCGTCGATCACCGCGCACTCGACGGTAGAGATCTGGAGCCCGTCGAAGGTGACGCCGTCCGCGATCGCTTCATTGCGCTCGTCGCGCGCGAGGGCCGAATCGTCAGCTTCAGCATGCTTACGATCAGCGTGCGCGTCCGCGCGGGCTGGAAGCGCGCGGACATTGCTGGCTGCGCGAAGGTTCGTGTGCATTGCGCCCTCCATGCATCAGAAATGGATGAAGGGTTAAATCGACAATCTGCGGACGGCGCGGGCGCGCAACTCGTAGCTCTGGTGGCTGCTGCTCTGGTGGCCATTGTCGAAGGTCTGGGACCACGCCCAGCCGGATTCACGATGCGCTTCGCCGCTCCAGTACCAGTCGCGTTCGAACTGCTCCGGCAGGTTCGCGTAGAGCAGAGCCTGTTCGCGCCGCGTGGGAAGCTCACCGCCGATCGACGCAGCCCATGCTTTGGCGTCGTCCCAGTTGACCTCGTCCGCTGCGCCCGGCAAGAGGATGATGTGCTGACTCGCCGCGCCGTCCTTGCCGATCAGGATGCCGGCGTAGAGTTCGCCTTCGGCAAGTTCCGGGAGGGTTACGGCAGTCGCGCTGATCGTGCTCATAGAGACTCCATAAAAGAAGAACTGCTAAGTAAATTAGGGTGTGATACGGTGAAATTGCTCGTTGGAGCAGCCTTCACCGGCGACGCCTCGGGTTTTCGAACCGCCGCCGGTCAAGACTGCTTCGCTCGCGCGCCCGGCTACACCCGGTCGTGCCGGCTCCGGGCCGCGCGAGGTTTTGTGCCGATTACCACGCCATCGGGCACATGTTGCTGGCTGTCTTGCATCAGGTTTGCTCGGGTCTTGCATACCGCTGCGGTCTTCCGCAGCGTCCGTCCTGACTCACGACGCAGATCGCGCCGGCCGGTTGCTCCGCTTGCGCGGTCCCGGCATACCTTCAGTTGTTAAAGAACGATCCGCCGAAGCGGCGCGCCCGTTGGCGCTAGGTACTGTCGTGCTATTCGCACCGGCAAGCCCGAAGGCTTGGCGCTGCGAACAGATAGTTCGTAGTTATTGAAGGAGACCTGCGACTTTGCGTGCAGAACGGAGGCATTCATCCGCGCAGGCCGCATTGCCGCGGACATTGAACTTGTCGATCTGTTTGGCAGCGACGATTTCAGCCATGCTGACGGTGACGAGATCTTCAACCGACATGACATCGCGAAGGCTCTTGTTCTTCTTGTACTCGATACCGGCAGCAGCGCAGATTTCCTTCTTCGTGCCGTTGAAGAGGCCCTTATAGGTATTGTTCGTACAGTCACCGAATCCGCGGCCCGACACACCATGCGATGCGAGGATCGACGTCAAGCGGTGGCGCGCGACCTTCGAGTTCACGCGCTTCGCGAGCCATTCTTGCTGTTCAGGACTGGCCTTGTCGGCGATCTCGTCGGCCAACGTGACATCGCCAGCCTTGGCGCGTGCATAGACCTCGTTGACCTGCATGTGCAGTTCAGACGACAGGTACTTGGCGTAGGCGAGGGCGATCTGCCAGTGGGCGAAAGTGCCGCCGCCCTTCCCGCGACGCGAGACGTAAATACCCGATTTCCGGGTATTAAGCTGACCGGCTACGAAGTCAATGAACTGCGCGCCAGCTTCGCGGGACCAGTCACTCGGGTTGCGCTTTCCTGTCGCGGAGCCGGCCGCTTCGGCCGCCGCATAGAGGTCCGTGAGGCTCACGAGACCCGCATCGTCACAACGAACAGCCTTGCCACCAATAGTGAGAGCTTGCATAGCGCCTCCAGAACAAGTGTTGTGGAGACACTATAGAACAAATGTTCTTCGTTTGGCAAGAACATTTGCACTGAAAAAAGCCCGCTTGCGCGGGCTCTGTGAGGAGAGAGGGATCAGGCCGTCTCAATCGATATTAGGGTAGAAACCTTTTTTTCCTGTTCTGTCGCCTCGTCGATGAGTCTACGTTCCTCATAGACGGCCCGGCAGCGCTGATTGAATAGGGCCGCCACGTTAGCCGCTAAGTGGTGAGGCACCTTGCCTTTCACGGTGCGCCCGCCGCCTACAATTCCAAACGTCATGCGAATTAGGCTTGCCTCGGCAAGAACTCCATTGACCTCTAAGACTTTTGCTTCTTCGTCACGCAGTGCTGCAAGCCGATTCTTGATGTGCAAAAGTTCGTTCGTATCAGGACGCCACGATCGAATTTCGCCAAAAGGGGATCGCCATTCGAACTTGGGCGTTGCCGACGCGGCCAGGAGACGCTCGACTAGCTCTCGGTACTTTTTGATGACCCATGGGCCATAATCGATTGCAATTTCGCCCGGATCATGCGCGCACACTAATGCGAAGAGGTTTTCGAATCCAAGTGCACTTAAGCTTTGCCCGGTGAGATCTACTTGCGATGGAATTTCAACGGAAATTCCGAAAGATGATTCGTAGAAACCCGCAATTCGCAACGTTGCTCTTGCACGTACCGAATCTGGTATGTCTTTCTTTGCCGGGCCAATTGCGGCCTGGCAAACTCGCATGAAGAGATCGCCAATAGATTGGACTATGCGCCAAAGGTCGATATATGCGACGGTATGTTGGTCATATTTCTGACCCTCAAGAGCAAATCCAGCACACTCCATCGTACGATGCTCGAGGAGGTGCAACATTTGACGCTCGTGTTCGTTTCGTGCCTCGACAAGCTGCGCCATCGAGGCTTTCAGCAGTGGACTGGCCTCCCCAGTTTGTATTCGATCAGTATGGGCATCGATTGCGGAATCCGCTGCTTCGATTAAATCTCGAATGCGACGCAATTGTCTTTCTGCTGTTTCCGGAACTAGATCTCCCCACAAGGGCGTCTTATTTTTCTGCATCTTGCGTCCCCTGGTCGATGGTTGTCTCGATGTAGCCCCTCGGCTCACCATCGACGTCACGGCTTAACCGCATTAACCAAAATACTTTGGCACGTTCGAATGCCTCGCGCTCGGGGTGGTTCGCTGGTGCATCTAGCAAAATCGGCGAACATACGCCATCGACTCGATGCGCTGCGTCACGTGATGCGAATCTGAATAGTGTTGCTAGGCGATCTTCCTTCAGGCTATATGCTTCGTGTGCTGGAACGACAGATACAACGTCTAATGACTCGGGATGAACAGCATTGCTGGTGAATTCATCGCCAAGCCATTGAACCGCCGACACGCCAATTACTTCCATAGCGGTCCTCAAAGTGAGGAACCTGTCGTAGATCTGAGGCCGAGTCCGCGACGTCGGGAACGGTCGAACGAATCCACTGTTGATTTGTTCAACCGTGCAGGTATGTACTTGGTCTACCAGGAAGCCGCTGGCACCAAAGTCTGCAGAATACTCTTCGTCCTCAACCTTAATTGTGCTTCGGCCCGTCTTTTTTGAGGTCATTTTCCTCAATTGTTTTTGTGAACTGTTTCATTGCATCCGCAACCAGAGATTTTTCCCCATCCGACATGGTCGCGAACTCCTTTTGGAGCGCGTATAGCCTTGTCATAAAGCCCTCCGAGTGCGCCTTCGCTTCGCTTTCGGAGGTGATCTGTTCTCGCGCTCCTTCGCCAGTCAATAGCCACTCCAGCCGGACGCCGAGGACGTCAGCCATCTTTGCCGCGAATTCGGAGCGCTTGCTATCGCGCCGCTCGGCAGCGGAGATCGCTTCCTGGCTGGTACCAACCAGATCTGCGAGTTCCTTCTGACTGAGCTTCTTGCGCTCTCGCTCCTGCTTAAGTCGTTGTCCGAGTGCCATGCGCGTGAAGGTACAACAAATGTTATGTTGGTTCAAAGAACAAGAGTTGTGCAATTTGCTTGCGGGATGAAGAACAACTGTTCTATATTTCGTACATTGCTTACCGGAGGACGAGATGTCCGAAGTCGATTTGGGCTTGCATCCCCTCGAGCGCGCGAGCCTCGTTGTCGGATCGCGGTCGGAGCTCGCACGTATCTGCAAGGTTAAGCCCGCGCACATATGGAACTGGATGCACCGTGACAGGCGCGGCGTACCGGCTGAAGCATGCGTTCGGATCGAAGTCGCGACGAGGGGCGTTGTTTCCCGTCGTGACTTGCGTCCCGACGACTGGCAGGACATCTGGCCGGAGCTTGGTGAGCCGACGAAGGGGTGTTCGAAGGAAAGGAAGTAGAGACGGTCCGCATCTTGTGAGGGTTGGCCAGGTGTTGTCCTGGCCTTTATTTCGCCCCGGTGCCAACTGGGTAAGCAAGTGGGTAATCAACTGGGTAACGATTGATTTTTCGTATGAACCAGACCGAATTCAGGATGTTCGCGCCGTGGGTGCAGGCGGCGACACTGCCGGACGGCGAGATCGAGGCGATGAGCTTCGAGGACTGCCTCGCGCACGCGCTCGAGCTCGGCCTGCGGCGCTTCGATCGCAAGACGCTCGCGCTCTACTGCGACATTCACTATCCGCACTTCGGGGACCTGATCGCCGGGCGCCGGCCGTTCCCGGCCACGAAGCTCGACCGCTTCTGCATGTTCACCGGCTGCGATTACCCGCGGCAGTGGCTTGCGATACAGGAGCGCAAGGCGATCGAGGAATATCGGCGGCTCAGCCAGCAGGCGATCGGCGAGTTCGTACAGCAGGCGTTCGGCCAGCGGCAGGCGGTGGCATGACAGTGACGCTCAGCAACCGCGACGTCGGTAAGTCCTTCACCCGCAAGCTCGGGCGCCCCATGACTTACCTCGGCCTCGTCGAGGAAAAGCACCTTTTCATCTTCCGCGATCCCCCGCAGGACTACCTCGCATTCCGTCCGGATCAGCTCTGGATGCTGGAACGCATGCGTCCCGATGCGGCGCCTATCGACAGCAACAAGAAGGAGGGCGGGTTGTGCTGACGCATCTGTTCGAGCGCGCGGCGTTCCGCGCAGGGTGGCGCGCCGCGCGCGCCGGCGTTCCTTTCCACAAAAACCCGCTGCGTGGCGCGCTCGCGTGCTTCGCTCGGCAGTGGGGGCGCGGTTGGGCCGCAGCGAACGACTTCCCGCGGCCGTACACCTTCCACGACTGGGAGCGGTGGATCTGCACGACGTCCGCTGAACAGTTTCGGGAGGCAGCATGAAACGCCCCTCGAAAGCCGCGCTCGCGCGCGAGAACGTCAGCCGACTGGCGTCGATCGGCATCGCTGCGCTCGAGTACGACCATGCACGTGTCGACGCGAATGCTGGGCGCAGGTCGCTGATTGCTGCCCGCAAGCTCTGGAGCGAGGACCACGATCGCAGCGACGACACGCCCGCCGAGTGCGAAGAGCAATACGCGCTGTCGGCGAAGAAGCGCACGCGGGCTCGCGCAAGACTGCTCCGGCAGATCAAGCGGTACCGCGAATGGCTCGCAGAGGTGTCGGCATGACGTGGGCGCACGACGACCTCGCCAAGGATCTCGCCGCGCATCTGCGTGGCGCGTCCAATCGCCTCATATGGACCGACATGCAGCTCGGGCCGTCCGGTTCGCCGCGGCCCGACGTCTATTCGGTGCCGTGCTCATTCTCGCGTTTCCAGCCGATAGCGTACGAGTGCAAGGTCAGCGTCGCCGATTTCCGGCGCGACGTGACGACCGGGAAGTGGACGTCGTACCTGCGCTTCGCCGCTGGCGTGATTTTCGCCGCGCCGGCCGGCATCCTGAAGAAGGAAGACATCCCAGCTGGCTGTGGATTGATCGTGCGCGGCCCGGATGGCTGGCGCTCGCTGAAAGGCCCGACGCTGAAGAACATGGAGAACCTGCCGCGCGACGCATGGATCAAGCTGATCATCGACGGCATGGCGCGGCTCGCGGATCAGGGCCGTGAGCAGCTGCGGGCCGGACTCTGTAACGAATGGACGCTCGAGAAGAAGCTGCGCGCGCGCCTCGGCGACATCGTTGCGGATGCCGTACGTGACCAGCTGCATGCGGAACGCCGACTGAAGACCGCCACCGAGCGGCTTGAGAACCTGGCCGAAGAGGCGGAAAACGAACGACGCCTGATCCTCGATCGGGCGAAGGAGCACGCGCAGCGTGACGCGGCGCAGATCGACAGCGCGCGTATCGAGCTCGCGCGTGCGCTCGGGCTGCCGGTGAGCGCTGGAGCATGGGAGATCGCCAGCGCCTGCAAACAGGCCGCGCGCCGGGTCAGCGTCGATCCGGAGGTAAAGCGACTCCGTCAGCAGCTGGAGCGTATTCAGGTTGCGATCGAATCGGGTGCCGAACCGCTGCCGCACATCGCGCGGGAGGTGGCGTGATGGCCGTCACACGCCCCGTTCTGCGCTACCACGGCGGCAAGTTCCGACTCGCCCCCTGGATCATGTCGTTTTTCCCTGCGCATTCCTGCTACGTCGAACCGTTCGGCGGCGCGGGCTCTGTGTTGCTGCTGAAGGATCGCGTGGGCGCCGAGTGCTACAACGATCTGGACGGAAACGTCGTCAACGTCTTCCGGATCTTGCGCGACGTCGACCGTGCACTCGAGCTGCAGCGCCGGTGCGCGCTGACGCCCTTCGCGCGGGACGAATTCGATTGGTCTTACGAGCCGGCGGCCGACGAGATGGACGCCGCTCACAAGCTGATCGTGCGCTCGTTCATGGGCCATGGTAGCGACAGTGCCACGCGCAGCTGCCGCACTGGCTTTCGCTCGAAACTGACGGATGGGCGCGTCCTGCCGGCCTACGAATGGGCGACCTGGTCTGACGCGATACCGGCGTTCTCGCGACGCCTGCAGGGCGTCGTCATCGAAAACCGGAACGCGCTCGAAGTGGTGACGCGGCTCGACGCCGAGTCCACCCTTTTCTATGTCGACCCGCCGTACGCGCACAGCACGCGCTCCTCGCTGGCCGGCCGCAGCTCGGGTACGCACGGCTACCGCCACGAAATGACCGACGACGACCACCGCGCGCTCGCGGCGGTACTCCGCGCGGTTCGCGGCATGGTGGTGCTGTCCGGTTATCCGAGCCCGCTATACGACGAGGAACTGTATCCGGACTGGGAGCGGTTTGAGCGCCGGCATCAGGCCGACGGCGGTCGCGCCCGGACCGAGGTGGTCTGGGTGAATCCTGCGTGCTCCGCAGCGCTCAATACCGAGCGCGCGCAGGGGAGGTTGATCTGATGGGCATGATCATCGTCCCGATCTCGCTCGAAGAAGCGAACGTATTCGTCGCTGAGCATCACCGGCATCACGCGCCTGTCGTCGGCCACAAGTTCAGCATCGCAGTCGCCGACGACATGCTGACGGGCCGAGCCGACTGCACAGGCATTTGCGGCGTTGCGATCGTCGGCCGCCCGGTCGCGCGCGGCAACGACGACGGCTGGACGCTCGAGGTGACGCGCTGCTGCACCGACGGCACGCGCAATGCCTGCTCGGCGCTCTACGGCGCGGCGTGGCGCGCGGCCCGCGCGCTCGGTTACGCGCGGCTCATCACTTACACGCTGCCCACCGAGGGCGGCGGCAGTTTGCGCGGTGCCGGATGGCGTCTCGTCGGCGAGCGCGGCGGTGGCAACTGGAACACGCCCGCGCGACCGCGCATCGACACCGCTGCGCGTCTGCGTGGGCAGAAATTGTTGTGGGAAGCCCAATGAACGACCTCCCGAATCCTCTCACCTACCGCTTTCGCATTGAGGGCGTTTCGATGCCGTATCATCGATTTTCTCGTCGGGCGACCGGTGCGCACCGGTGCGTCATTACCATCTGCCAGGTGACGCGTGCCCGGCTCCTCTCTATGGCGGAGCAAGGACGCAGATATGTCGGAAAACAAGGATCAACCACTACCGCTCGAGCTGCTGATCGAAGCGCGACCGGAGATCATGGTTGCGCCCACGAGCGATGGGAAGGTCGAGATCATCGTCAATTCGATGGACGTCGATTCGCAACAGGTCGTGCGCGAAGAGGTCGTGTTTCCGCTCGAATGCGCGGAGCAAGTTGCCGAAGCGCTGATTGCGCTCGCCAAGCGGCGCAAGTAACACACGCGTGGCCGGCGCTCTCTGAACGGGGGGCGCCATGAACTACTACCCCCATCACATCGGCGATTTCCGGTCCGGCACGGTCAATATGACCCGTGTCGAGCGCTGGATTTATCGCGACCTGATCGACGTCTACTACGACACCGAGAAGCCTCTCCCGCTCGATCTCGACGCAGTGTGCTATGCCGTCGGCGTCAGCTCGGAGGAGGAGCGTCGCGCGGTTGCCAATCTGCTGCGCTTCAAGTTCACCCAGACCGACGCCGGGTATGTGCACGATCGTTGCGAAATCGAGATCGCGGCGTACCGTTCGCGCGCAGAAACGGCCCAAGAGAATGGGAAGAAGGGCGGCCGGCCGAAGAAGCGAACGGGCACCGGGTCGGGTACCAAACCTAACCCATCCGGAACCCAAGAAAAACCCAGTGGGTTTTCTCCGGGTTCCAATCCGGATACCAGCGGCCCCCCAGACGTAACCGGTTCTAAAACTAACCAAGAACCAACAACCAATAACCAAGATGTAAACCCAAGCGGCGGCGGCACAGCACAGGCAGCAGCGCGCGATGACGCGCCGATCGCCGCCGCCGTTTTCGTCGAAATCCTTCGCTCGTCTGGCGTCGGCTTCGCCGCCGATGACGCGCGGTTGGCGAGCTGGCCCGGACGCGGTGTGACTGCCGACGACCTCCGCGCGGCCATCGCCACGGGCCGCAAGCGCCGCGAGCGCGAGCGCTCCGAGCAGCCGCTCAACGCGGGGCTGCTCGACCTGATCCTCGGCGATCTGCTCGCCGCGCGCGCCGCGAAGCCCGCAGCGGGGATACGCACCGTCGGCGACTGGTGGCGCTCGTGGACCGGCATCGTCGAGCACGGCGGCACGCTCGGCATCGAGCAGGGCCGCGACGAACCTCCATTCGATTTCAAGCTGCGCGTGTTCGACGCCGCGGGCGACGGCCCGTGGTGGGACGACCACAACCGCGCGTTTCGCAACACTGCCGGCCCGGTCGCGGCCGGCGCTTTGATGGGGGAAGGGCGATGAAGCGAATCACGAAGGCGATGAAGCAGGCCGGGGGCCATCGCTACTGCTGCGAATGCGCGGCTCACGGCCCGCGCGTGAAGGCGCACTGGACGCACAAGGGGCGCGACTACTGCGACGCGCACAAGCCGGCCGAGACGGCCGCGCCGCCCTCGCGCGAGGTGCGCGCATGACCCAGCAATCGCTCATTACGGCGTCGCCTATCGCGCAGCGCGTCGAGTTCGTCGTTCCCGGCACGCCTGTCGCGAAGGGCCGCCCGAAATTCGCACGCCGCGGCGCGCACGTCACGACCTACACGCCCGAGAAGACCGAGCGGTACGAGAACCTCGTGAAGATGGCCGCCCGCGAGGCGATGCGCAGTGCCGCGCCGTACGCCGGCCCGGTCCGCCTGATTGTGCACATCGGCCTGCCGATCCCGACCAGTTGGTCGCAGAAGCGCCAGGCTGCGGCCGCCGCCGGCACGATCGGCGCGACGAAGAAGCCCGACGCCGACAACGTTGTCAAGGCGTTGAAGGACGGTATGAACGGGGTCGTCTACGCCGACGACGGCCAGGTGGTCGACCTCTGGATCTCGAAGCGCTACGCGCGCGTGCCCGGCGTGCGCATCGAGGCCATCGAATTGAATTTGCAGCGAGCATAGGAGCGGACCTTGAAAACCAAAAACGGAAAGCTGACCATCAACGCGGTGCTGGGGGCCATGCGGCCGGGCAGCCGGTACACGGCGAACCGCCTCGCCGAGAAGCTGGGCGCGCCGCTGTCGTCGGTGCGCCAGCTGCTGGCGACCGACGTCGCGCTCGCGCGTCTCGACTCGCGCAGCTCGCACCGCGGCCGCGAATACTCGCTCGCGGGAACCTGCCGCGCGCCGGACGCGCACGTCGACACGCGCATCCGGCCGGACTTCACGAGCAACCTGTCGGGCTACATGGCCGAGCTCAACACTCGCCGGGCGCTGGCGATGATGACGCGGGGTGGCCGGTGATCGCCATCTTCGAGAACACGCAGCAGGCGCTGCACGTCAGCTTTCTCGTGACGTCGCTGCCGCCGCGGCAGAAGCAGCAGTTCCGCCTTGCGCTGATCCAGATCCTCGAATCGGTCGGCCGTCTCAGCACGCGCCAGGCTGAATTCCTCGACTACCTGTACGGCAGTTCGTCGGGCACGATCAACTTCGAAGGCTTGAACGGTGACGAAATCCGGGCCCAATGCGCAATGGTCGTCGGGGCGGTGCGCAATCACCTGCTCAAGCCGGAACGCAACGCGGTGTGGCTGCGTTACGCCTGCGGGATGCCGGCGCGCCCCGCGAGCGCTACCCGCGCGGCAGACCCGGGGATCCCGCCGTCGGCCGAGTGGAAGCGGGCGCTGGTCGAGATGCGGACGTACCTGCGACCGTCGCTCACCGTGACGAACGGCAAGGCGATCATGACCCTGATCGCCGCCCACTCGCAGGTGCGGCTGCGCCAGGACGGGCTGTCGTATCGGGAGATCTCCGAGGAGACGCACGTCACGGTCCGCACACTCGAGCGGAACGCGCAGATCATCCGGAAGCGGCTCCTCGAACTGGAGCATCAGGCCGTGAAGCGGCTGACGCCACTCTTCGAGCGAAACAACGTGACGATCGCGGAGGCCGTTGAGGCGTAAGGGGTACAGCGAAAATTCCTCTTGCAAACGTGGCGGATAGGGTGTAAATTTTCGCCAAATTGCAGAGTTGCGACCGAAGCCCGCTGAGCCGACAAGCCAGCGGGCTTTTTCGTTTCCGCCATCACCGCTATGCCGAAGCCGCCGAAGATCGTCATCGAATCTGCTGCGGCGCGGCCAGCGCCACCCGACATCCTCTTCGACGACTCGAACTGGGTTCGGCGCATCGTGCCGGCCGATGGGGTCGCCGAGTGGGTGAACGAGACGCTCTTGCGCGACGGCGCGCTGCTGCACAACCCCGACCACGAGCACCTGATCGACGCCGACGTCGCCTACCTCTGGGCGGCGGTCGAGAACGTGCGCCAGATGCGCCGCGTCGTCGGCCAGTGCGAAGAGGTGACGATCCGCGCGGGTGGCTGGCAGCGTGCCCGGCAGGAACAGCAGTACCTCGAATGGTTCGGCCGCGTGCCGGCGTTCCTGATCACGCTCGACGCGCACTACGCACGCGATTGCAGTGACCTGCAGTGGTGCGCGCTCGTCGAGCACGAATTGATGCACATCGCTCAGAAGACGGATGAGTTCGGCGCCCCAGCCTTCACGAAGGATGGGTTTCCCAGGCTGGGAATCCGGGCGCATGACGTCAGCGAGTTCGTTGGGATCGTGGCGCGTTACGGAACCGGTGGTCCGGATAGCGACATTTCCAGAATGGTCAGAGCTGCAAATGCCGGACCAACAATCTCTCACGCATCGATAGCACAAGCATGCGGAACGTGCATATTGAAGGCTGCGTAGACGCCGAGCGATGGAAGCCCGTGCTGGACTTTCCGGACTACGCTATCAGCGACTATGGTCGTGTGAAGCGTCTGACGACGCGAACGCGTGCGAAGGCAGGCTCCATCTTGAAGCCATGCAATCGCAGTAAGGATCGGCCGTACCCATCAGTGGATCTGAGCAGAAACGGGAAGCGTCGCACCCAGATGATTCATATTCTGGTTGCGCGCGCATTTCTGGGGCCTGCGCCGTTCGTTGGAGCCGAGGTGAACCACATCGACGGCGACAAGACGAATCCTCACTTCAGGAATCTGGAATGGGTTACGTCATCGGGGAATTCGCTGCATGCATATGAGGCCGGCCTTGCTGACGCCAGGGGTGAGGCGAACGGGCAAGCGAAACTTACCGAAGCCATGGTGCGCGAGATTCGCGATTTGGCTGTAGGCCGCCGAGGCGAGAAAACAAGGATTGCACGGCAGTTCGGCGTGTCAGAGACAGCGATCCGCGACATATTGAATGGCCGAACCTGGTCGCACATCTGACCCGCCGCATAGCCCTCTCTGAACTTCTCCCGCTATGGCAGCACTTCCCGACGCGATCAAGGTGTACATCGTCCAGTCGCTCGCATGCTTCGACACGATCTCGCGCGTCGCGAAGGCCGTGCGCGAGGAATTCGGCGTCGAGGTGTCGCCGCAGCAGTGCGAGCGGTACGACCCGACGAAGCGCGCCGGTTCGACGCTCAGCAAGAAGTATCGGGAGATCTTCGAGCGCACTCGCGAGGAGTTCCTGGAGGACACCTCGCGCATCGGCGTGTCGCACCGAGCGGTGCGCCTGCGTGCGCTCGACCGCGCCGTCGCGGAAGCGGAGCGACGCAACAACCTGCCGCTGATGGCGCAGCTGCTCGAGCAGGCTGCGAAGGAATCCGGCGACGCGTTCACGAACAAGCGCCGCCACGAACTCACTGGGGAGAACGGCGGCCCGATCGAGAACAGGACGGTCGTCGTCGATGAAAGCCAGGTCGCAGCCGCCGTCGCCAAACTCGAAGACGAGTATTGACCCCGCCATCGAGCGGGCCGTCCTGAAGGCGAAGTGCGAGCGGGATCACCTGTTCTTCAGCCGGTACTTCTTCAAGCACCGCCAGGCGATCAAGTTCCGCGTCAACTGGCACCACGTGCTGATTGCCGACACGGTCCAGCGCGTGATCGACGGCAAGCTGAAGAACGTCGTCATCAACGTGCCGCCAGGCTCGTCGAAGACTGAGCTCGTCGCGATCAACCTCATCGCGCGCGGGCTGGCGCTGAACCCGCGCGCGCGCTTCCTGCACATCTCGTACTCGGACGACTTGGCGCTGCTGAACAGCGAGGCGGCGCGCGACATCGTCGCGTCCGCCGAATACCAGGCGCTCTGGCCTCTGGAGATCGCAGACGACGCGAAGTCGAAGAAGCGCTGGAACGTCCTGGTCGGCGGGAAGAAGGCGGGCGGCGTCTACGCAGTGTCGCTCGGCGGCCAGATCACCGGCTTCCGGGCCGGCCACATGGCGGAAGGCTGGCAGGGCGCGATCATCATCGACGACCCGCTGAAGGTCGAGGACGCGTACAGCAAGACGAACCGCAACAAGGCGAACCGCAAGCTGCTGTCGACCGTGAAGAGCCGGAAGGCGAATCCGGACACGCCGATCATCGTGATCATGCAGCGGCTCGCCGAGGAAGACCCGACCGGGTTCATCAAGTCCGGCAAGTTGCCAGGCGAGTGGGAGTTCATCGAGATCCCGGCGCTGATCACCGACGCGTACGTCGAGAAGCTGCCGGTGCACGTGCGCGAGCGCGTCGAATGTACGGAGCGCGATGCGGACGGCCGGTTCAGCTACTGGCCGTACAAGGAGCCGCTGCACGACTTGCTCGCGTCCGAGAAGGCCGACCCGTACGTCTTCAACGGTCAGTACATGCAGAGGCCGTCGCCGTTGGGCGGCGGGATCATCCAGAGCGGCAAGTTCCTGCGCTACGGCGCGCTGCCGCAGCTCCAGTACCGGAAGATCTTCGCCGACACGGCGCAGAAGACTGCCGAGCGGAACGACTACAGCGTCTTCGAGTGCTGGGGGCTTGGGTACGACAACCGTCTGTACCTGATCGACCTGGTGCGCGGGAAGTGGAAGGCGCCCGAGCTGAAGCGCCGCGCGATCGACTTCTGGAACAAGCATGCGGCCATCGGCGCCGACGATCCGGGCGCGCCGGTGCTACGCCAGATGAAGGTCGAGGACAAGTCCAGCGGTACCGGGCTGATCCAAGACATTCAGGCCGAGGGCGGCATCCCGATCGAGGGCATCGAGCGCGTGAAGGACAAGCTGACGCGCGTGATGGACGTCGTCAGCCACATCGACGCCGGCAACGTCGGCGTACCGCTGGATGCCCCATGGGTCAGCGACTTCTTGACCGAGTGCGATTCGTTCACGGCTGACGACACGCACATGCACGACGACCAGATCGATCCAATGGTCGACGCAATCAACGACATGCTGGGAGGCGCGAAGGACCTGTCGGTCTGGGAGCGGCTTGCCGGTTGAGCACGACAGGATTTCCCGGAATGTCGAAACGGAAGCAACAGACCCGGCCGCCGCGCGCGCCGGCGGCGACGCACGCCCATCGCACGGTCGACTCGTTCGCCAACTTCGAAGCGCGGCTCGGATGGGGCGCCGACAACCAGGCGTCGGCGGCGCAGTACACGCTGACGTACCAGAGCCGCAACCGCGTCTGGTTGGAGGCGGCGTATCGCGGTTCGTGGATCGTGCGCGCCGCAGTGGACGCGATCCCGGAGGACATGACCCGCAAGGGCATCGAGATGTCCGGCCTCGATCCGACCGACGTGTCGAAGATGGAGACGGCGCTTACGCGCAAGGCGATCTGGGACCAGCTCTGCGACACCGGCAAGTGGGCGCAGCTGTACGGCGGTGCGATCGCGGTGATGCTGATCGACGGCCAGGACATGTCGCAGCCGCTTCGGCGCGAGACGATCGGGAAAGGTCAGTTCAAGGGCCTGCTCGTGCTCGACCGCTGGATGGTTGCGCCGCCGGTCGGCGAGGTCGTGACCGAGTTCGGCCCCGATCTCGGCATGCCGAAGTTCTACGACGTGCTGCCGACGACGATCGGATTGCCGCAGGGGCGCATTCACCACTCGCGCGTGCTGCGCATGGACGGCGAAGCACTGCCGTACTACCAGCGCATCAGCGAGAACGGTTGGGGCCTATCGATCCTCGAGCCGATGTGGGACCGGCTTATCGCGTTCGATAGCGCGACGGTCGGCGCCGGGCAGCTCGTCTACAAGGCGCATCTGCGCACGCTGAGCGTCGAGAAGCTGCGCGAGATCATCGCGGCGGGCGGCCCGGCACTCAACGGCCTGCTGAAGCAGGTCGAGATGATCCGGCTCGGGCAGTCGAACGAGGGCATCACCCTCATCGACGCGACCGACAAGTTCGAGACTCACCAGTACGCGTTCAGTGGCCTGTCCGACGTCTTGCTCCAGTTCGCGATGCAGCTCAGCGGCGCGACGGGCATTCCGCTCGATCGCCTGTTCGGCCAGCAGCCGGCCGGCCTGAGCGACACCGGCGAAGGGTCGCGCCTGCTGTATCACGAGAAGGTACACACGCGGCAGGAGCGTCGGATGCGCAACCCGCTGCATGGGCTGCTCGACGTGATGTGCCGGTCGGAGATCGGCCAGCCGTTGCCCGAGGACTTCTCGTACGAGTTCAACCCGCTGCAGGAGATGTCGGCCGCCGAGAAGGCGGAGATCGGCAACAAGACGGTCGACTCGGTGACGAAGGCCGTCGACGCCGACCTAATTCCGCGCAGCCAGGGCATGCGCGAGCTGAAGGCGTCGTCGCCCGACACCGGCATGTTTGGCGACATCCCTGATGAAGCGATCGAGCAGGCGGAGCGCGACGAACAGGGCGAGGACCCGCCGGGAATTGACCAGGCGCTTCCGCTCGGTGCTGCGCCGGCGGCCGGCGCTCGCACGAACGATTCGTTGCTGCGCAGGCTATTTCGCCGTCGCTGACGTCGCCGTTTGCTTCCAATGCAGTTCTGACAAAGGGGCTGGAAATGTTCAGCCGAGAGCGCATGGCAAAGTCGCCGCTGCCACCGCCGCCTCCCCCGATGCTTGGAATTCGGGAGGTTCGTGGTGTCACAAACGATCTGGTTAGGGCGGCACAGCGCGCGAACGAAGCGTGGACCGAAGATCAGATGATCGACGCTCTGCGCTCGGTTCGCTACTGGCTGGAACGGGCCGAACGATCGTTACCGGGCGGCCATGCCGAGGGAGATGCCGGTGCTCACCGGTGACAAGAAACGCAACAAGCGCAAGAACCCTGTCCGGCTGAGCGGTGCCGAACGGCGGTACGGTGGTCAGTTGCGAAAGATCGCTCATCAGGTCGACGTGTTCGTGAACGGCTTTCCGGCCGATGACGCGTCGTATGCGCCGACGATCGAGGATCTGTTGCGTCGGTACGCCGAGGCGCTCGCGCCTTGGGCCGAGGCGACCGCGGCGCGCATGATCGCCGACTTGAATCGTCGCGACGAGCAGATGTGGATGAAGCAGGCCGCCGACATGTCGCGGGCGCTGCGCGAAGAAATCCGCGGTGCGGCCACCGGCGAGACGATGCGTGCGCTCCTGTCCGAGCAGGTGCGGTTGATCAAGTCCATCCCGCTCGACGCGGCGGAGCGCGTGCACCGGCTGACGCTGGAAGGAATCGTCGACGGCACGCGCGCCGCGCAGATCTCGAAGGCGATTCGGGAGTCTGGGCAGGTCGCGAAGAGCCGGGCGGACACCATCGCGAGAACCGAGGTCAGCCGCACGGCCGCGACCCTCACCGAGGCGCGCGCGCTCGACGTCGGCAGCCCCGGCTACTTCTGGCGGACGTCGGGTGACTCGGACGTGCGCGAGGACCATCGCGAGCTCGAAGGAAAGTTCTTCACGTGGGACAAACCACCGATCGCAGACAAGCGGACCGGCGCGCGGGCGCATCCGGGCTGCATCTACAACTGCCGATGCTGGGCGGAAGTGGTTTTGCCGTTGGCTTGATGTTGCGAGATGAGAGGGGCCGGTCGTTGGCCTTCGTTTTGAGTAGTTGCCGGGCCGAGCCCGCATGACCCGACAGGCCCATGGCAAAGCACCTGCATATCTACTTCCACACGTATGACACGTCGTGGGAGGAATCGAAGCACCCGCGCTCCGCGAACGGCCAGTTCGGATCGGGAGGTGCCGCAGGTGCAGTGGCGGCCGGCCCTACGACGCTGAAAGGCGACGAGCTTGGCGACTTCACCAGCATGAAGGAACTACGCCAGAAGGCCATCGCCTACGGCAAGCAGTTCGCTGGGAAGAAGTTCAAGAATGCGGCGACAGGCAACCAGATCGAAGTGACGAACGGCGGGATCCGGCACACCGTCGCGACCGGCCACGATGAGGTGCTGCGCTCGATCCCGGCTCTGCCCGACCTGTTGACGAAGGCTCGACTCATTGATTCGCAGCCCGATAAGCGCGGCGATCCGAACGTCAAGGCGGTAGAAACGTACTCAGCCCCGCTCAAGCTTGACGGCAAGAGCTATCGGGCGGTGATTACGGTGAAGGTGTTCTATGACGGCCACCGGTATTACAACCAGGGCCTGGTGCGGGAAGGGGGATAGGGCCGGTCGTCGTTTAAATAAGGCACCCCCTGCCTTTCGGCAGTCGGCTCACCTCCGGCGACCGTCCCAGTACGCATTATAGCCAAGTCCTCACGACTTGAGAATTACCTGTCGAATCAACGACGTACATTCAATTTCGACCCAGATGCGGACCATTCGAATTCCTACGGCGGACCACGCCTGCAGTTGCGGTGCCGGTCCCGCGCGCGCTCGCGCGCATACCCGCGATGGCATCACCGCGTCGGGCGTGTACGCGGCCGAGCAGCTCGGCGAGCGGCAGTCGATCACGCCGGAAGGTTTCCTGCTCTGCGAGGCCGTGCCGATCGCGCGCGTCGGCGCGCAGGACTACGCCTATTTCGAGCTGCCCGAGATCGAGGCGAAGGACGGCGTCATCGTCGCCGAGCGCACGGCCGACGTGCTGTTCAGCCCCGAGACGCTCGCCAGCTTCGAAGGCAAGCCGATCACGATCGACCATCCGCCGGACTTCGTGACGCCGGCGAACTACATGTCGGTGGCGCGCGGCACGGTCCGAAACGTCCGGCAAGGCGAAGGCGGCCAGGCTGAGCTGATGCTCGCCGATCTGCTGATCACCGACGCCGAGGCGATCCGGCGCGTCCAGAGCAAGGGCGCCGACGCGCTCACGCAGGTCAGCAACGGCTACGACGCCGACTATGAACAGATTGCGCCTGGGCGGGCGCGACAGGTGGTGATCGTGGGCAACCACGTCGCCCTCGTGAAAAGCGCCCGCTGTGGCCCCGTGTGTTCGATCGGGGATAGCAGTATCAACCTACTCCCGACAGGAGATGCAAGCATGGCAACCAAGAAAGGCTCCAAATTCGTCGACGCGTTGCGCAAGGCGTTCATGACGCGCGATTCCGAAGCGTTCGAGAAGGTCGCGAGCGAGATGACCGGCGACGAAGGCGGCGAGGGTGGCGACGGCCAACCCCAGATTCACATCCACATGCCCGGCACCGGCGCCGACCCGAAGGCGGGTGTCTCCGCGACGGGCGACGAAGGCGCGGGCGGTGGCGAAGGCGATCCACTGAAGCAGGTGCTCGACGCGATCCAAGCCACCAACGGCAAGATCGATGCGCTCGCCGATCGCGTGACGAAGCTCGAAGGCGGTGGCACGCCGACCGGCGACGGTGACGGCGATGACGACGATCTGGACGGCACCAGCACGACGGACAACGACGGTGCCGGCGAAGGCGACGACAAGACCGGCGCGCGTACCGGCGACAGCACCGCGCTGCGCGACCAGTTTCAGGACGCGCTCTCGCGCGCCGAGATCCTCGCGCCGGGCGTGCGACTGCCGACGTTCGATGCGAAGGCGGTCCGCAAGAAGACGGTCGACGCCATCTGCGTGCTGCGCCGCCGCGCGCTGCGCGCCGCGCTGGACAACGAGAACGCCGAACTGGTCAAGTCGGTGGTCGGCGGCGCGAACGTCGCGAACATGACCTGCGATTCCGTGACGGCGTTCTTCAATGCCGCGTCGGAGATCGTGCGCAGCAAGAACTCCGGAGTCACACAGCGCCGGACGAACGATTCCGCTCAGGCCGAGCGGAAAGACATCAACGCAATCCACGCGGAATTCTGGAAGGTCCGCAAGTAAGGAGCCGACATGCCCTCGTTGCAAGCTTATCAATACCGCATGCCGGCAGGTTTTGCCGGCGATCTCCAGCGTGCCGAAGTCGCCACGATCGAAACGCAGCTGATCGACCCGGCAGCACCGCCGACGGCGTTCGGCGTTCCCGTGAAAATGGTGAACGGCAAGATTCAGCCGATCAACAACGCGGCTGACACGGCCGACACCGTGTATGGCGTGAATCTGCGTGCGTACCCGATCCAGGGCAACGGCACGGACCCGCTCGGCACGTCGACGCCGCCGACCAGCGGTCCGACCGACATCCTGAAGCGCGGCTACGTCGATGTCGTTCTGGGCGGCACCGCGCCGGCCACGAAGAACGGCACGGTGTACGTGCGCGTCGCGGCGGCTGCCGCCGGCAAGCCGCTGGGTGGCTTCGAAGCGGCGGCCGACGGCACGAATACCGTCGCGATGCCCTCGAACTGGTACTTCACCGGTCCGGCCGACGCATACGGCATCACCGAGATCGCGGTCAGGATCTAACCGGCGCTGAACAGCGCTTCACTCGAAGCCCCGCAATTGCGGGGCTTTTGCATTTCTGGAGCCATTACATGGACATGTCCGAACTGAAGCACCTGCGCCGGGCCGGGGCCTCGATCCCGATGTCGGCGGCCGTCGCGGACGCGACGCGCCGGCTGGTGCGCGCACGTACGCAGGACCAGCAGTACACCTACGACCGCGCGACGATTGACTCGACTGGCGCGTTTCTCGTTGGCCAGCTGGAACGTCTCGACCAGACGCTGAACGAGCCGCTCGTCGAGTACACGTGGTCGCGCGACATCTACATTCGCAGCGACGTGTCGGCGGCCGACGAAGTCGCGTCGTTCACGAACTCGGCGTTCGGGATGAGCGGCGGCATCAACCCGAACGGGCTGAACTGGATCTCGAACGAGGGCAACGCGCTGGCAGGCCCGTCGGTCGACATCGGCAAGACCGCACAACCGATGCTGCTCTGGGGCGCCGAAGTCAAGTACACGGTGCCCGAGTTGATCAAGTCACAAGCGCTCGGCATGCCCATCGACTCGCAGAAGGTCGAGGCGATGAACATGAAGCGCAACATGGACCTCGACCAGATCGTCTACTACGGCGATCCGCAGATGAACTTCACCGGCTTGGTGAATTCGGTCGGCGCGGTCGGGAGCGTTTCGAACGTGGCGAACGGCGCGGCCGGTACCCCGCAGTGGGAGACGAAGACGCCGAAGGAGATCCTCAAGGACGTCAACGAGATCCTGACGTCGGCATGGCAAGCGTCCGGCTGGAAGGTGAAGCCGAACCGCCTCATGTTGCCGCCCGCAAAGCTGGGTTGGGCAGCTTCGCAGATCGTCAGCGACGCCGGTAACAAGTCGATCCTGACTTACCTGCTCGAGAACAACATCTGCACGCAGCAAGGTACGCCGCTCGAAATCCTCGAGCTGAAGTGGCTGATCGGCGCCGGCGCTGGCGGCACGCAGGGCCAGCTCAACACCGTAGACCGGATGGTCGCGTACAACAGCGACAAGAAGTACGTCCAGTTCCCGATGACGGACCTGCAGCGCACGCCGCTCGAGTACCGCTCGCTGTTCCAGATCACGACCTACTGGTCGCGTATCGGCCGCGTCGAATGGCGCTACGGCACGACGGCCGCTTACCGGGACGGGATCTGACATGGCGAAGATCAACGTTCTGACGGCGTTCACGATCCGGTTGCTCCACGAGGGCGAGGAGGTCGTCCGCCGCGTCGAAGCCGGTGTGCAGGAGGTGGAGGACTTCATCGCCGAGCACTGGTACGCGAAGGCGCACACGGGCCCGCTGCCGGAGAAGTCCGGCGATGTGGGTGACTCGCAAGGCGGCGCGACCGATCAGGCTGCGGCGCTCGCCACGGCGAAGTCCGATCTCCAGGCCGAGTCGGACCGGCTTGAAAGGCTGCGCACCGAGCTCGATACGTTCGGCAAGGGGCTGGACGACCGCGCGGCCGCGCTCGACACGCGCGAAGCTGCGGTCGCGGCGAGCGAGCAGGATCTCGCCGCGCGGGTCGCGGCCTTCGAGGCAGCCCAGAAGGACGCCGCGGCCGCTGCGAAGAATGGCGCAGCCGACGGCGCCAACCAGAAGTCCAGCAGCGGGAAGAAGGCATAATGGCCTCCCGGCGCCGCGCCATGCAGGCGCGCGCCGGGCATCCGCATTTTGGCAAGGTGACACGTGGACATCGCCCAGTTCCGACAGTCGTTCCCCGAGTTCAACGACACGACGACGTACCCCGACTCGCTCGTCCAGTTCTGGATGACCGTCGCGGTGTCGCTCGTCAACGCTGACCGGTGGCGTGAGCTGACGGATCTGGGTGTCGCGCTGGTCACCGCGCACCATCTCGCGCTCGCGCTGAAGGACCAGAAGACGGCCGCAGTCGGCGGCACGCCCGGGCAGGTGACGGGGCCGCAGTCGTCGAAGGCCGTCGACAAGGTCAGCGCCAGCTACAACACCGAGGCCGTCGCCATCAAGGACGGCGGTTTCTGGAACGCCACGATGTACGGCGTCCGTTATCTCAGCCTCGCGCTGATGATGGGCTCGGGCGGCATTCAGCTGTAATGCCGCCGCTGCCCGTCGGGAGAATCCCATGGGCAGCATGAAAATCGACCGACTCGACGAGGTGTTAAAGTCGATCAGCGGGCTCGCTCAGAAGGAAGTGCTCGTCGGCGTGCCCGACAGCACGGCCGGCCGGAAGGACGAGGGCGAGCCGCTCAGCAACGCCGAGATCGGCTACATCCTCGAGCACGGTTCACCAGCGAACAACATCCCGGAGCGTCCGCACCTCGTGCCCGGCGTGCAGGACGCGCGGCCGAAGTTCGAGCCGCACCTGAAAAAGGGCGTCGAAGCGGCGCTCGACGGCGACCTCGAGAAGGTCAACCGCAGCCTCAATCGCGCTGGCATCGTCTCGGTGAACTCGGTGCGCGCAAAGATCAACAGCAATATCCCGCCCAAACTCGCCGACTCGACGCTGGCCGCGCGCCGGCGCCGCGGCGTCACGCGGGAGAACACGCTGGTCGACACCGGCCAGTATCGGAACGCGATCACGTACGTGGTCCGCAAGAAGTAGTAATCGCCACCCGAACATCGAGGGCCGCCACGCGCGGCCCTTTTTCATTGGAGCTCCGCATGGCGTTCCTCGACGTCAGCGACGTCCTGCTCGATCCCGACTTCATGGACACCGGTCTGCTCTGCAACCGCATGACGCAGACGGTCGACGACCACGGCCGCGCACAGAACGCAGTCGCATCGACGCCGTTCTCGGCCGTCGTGACGAGCGACAAGGGCGACATCCTGCACCGCAACGCCGACGGCAGCCGAATCATCGGCTCGATCACGCTGCACACGACGTTCCGGCTGTTGGACGGCAGTCTCGGTCAGGACGCCGACGAAGTCGTGTGGGCGGGCTGCACCTACACCGTCGTGAACGTGAACGACTACTCGCACTTCGGCCGCGGCTTCGTATGCGCCACGTGCGACCTGAAACCTCTCTCGGGATGACCCTATGACCGACAGCTCGACCGGCGGATATCTGGCGCCAGCCGTCGATGCGCCGCCGGCCGAGGATGACGCCCTCGACGATCTCGTCCACGACCTGATCGCAGGCATCACGGCGCTCCCCGGCGACCTCGTGCGGCCGCGTTGGCAGCCCACCGTCCCGAAGCAGCCCGAGCCGTCCGTCGACTGGTGCGCGTTCGGCGTGCAGGAGCAGGAGCCGGACGCCGCGCCGGCGATCCAGCACGACGGCACTGGCGACGGGCACGACACGTACATCCGCCACCAGGACATAGACGTCCTATGCACGTTCTACGGCCCGCGCGCGAAGGGTTACGCGCAGCGTCTCGCCGACGGTCTCGCGATCCCGCAGAACCGCGAGCAGCTCCAACTGCAGGACATGGCATTCGTCGGCGTCAGCGCGATCCGCCCGGTGCCGGACTTTGTCAATCAGCAGTGGGTGCGGCGCTATGACATGACCGTGACGCTGCGCCGCAAGATCACCCGGACCTATTCGGTCCTCAACCTGAAATCGGCCATCGTGGCGACGACGACCGACTCGTCGACGCCCGTGGCCGGCGTTTCGAACATCCACTCGTAGGGGACCAGCATGTCCAACGGATTGCCGGTATCGCGCCTGATCAACGTGACGATCAACCTCGCCGCGCTCGCGGCGCAGGGCGCGAACATGAACACCGGGCTGATTCTCGGCCCGTCGGCCGTCATCGATACGAACGAGCGCGCGCGCACGTACGGCGGCATCGACGAGGTGACAGCCGACTTCGGCACGAACACGCCGGAGTACTTCGCCGCAGCGCTCTACTTCAACCAGGTGCCGCAGCCGCAACAGCTGATGATCGGCCGGTGGGCGAAGACGGCAACGTCCGGCTCGCTTCGCGGTGGCGTGCTGTCAGCCGCGCAGCAGGACATCGCGCTGTGGGAAGCGGTGACCACTGGCGCGTTCAGCATCACGATCGACGGCGCTGCGAAGACCGTCAGCGGCCTCGACTTCTCGGCCCAGACGAATCTGAATGGTGTCGCGAGCGCCATCAATGCGAAGCTCACGGGCGCGACGATCGCGTGGACCGGCTCGCAATTCGTCGTGACGTCGAACACCACCGGCACGAACTCGAAGGTCGGTTATGCGACGGCGCCGGGCAGCGGTACCGACATCTCGGCGATGCTCGGCCTCACGAGCAACCTCGCCGGCGTGCCGGCGGACGGCATCGCGCCCGAGCAGCCCGTCGACGCGGCCGCGCTGTTCCTCGATCGCTTCTCGAACCAGTTCCTCGGCCTCGACTTCGTGGACGCATCGATCACCGACGATCAACACATCGCGGTCGCGAACCTCATCGAAGCCGACCAGCGGCACATCTACGGCATCACGACGCAAAACCCGCAGGTGCTCGACTCGACCGTGTCGACCGACATCGCGAGCAAGCTGAAGGCGCTGAAGCTGAAGTACACGATCATCCAGTACTCGAGCTCGACGCCGTACGCGGTGTCGTCGCTGCTCGGCCGGCTGCTGACGGTGAACTTCGACGGCAACAACACGACGATCACGCTCATGTTCAAGCAGGAGCCGAGCGTTGCTGCCGAGCAGCTCACCAGCACGCAGGCGAACGCGCTGCAGGCGAAGAACTGCAACGTGTTCGTGAACTACAGCAACGACACGTCGATCATCCAGTACGGCGTGACGCCGAGCGGGCTGTTCGCCGACTCCGTCTACAACGCGATCTGGTTCCGCAACCGCATCGAGACGGACGTCTACAACCTGCTGTACCAGAGCCCGACGAAGATCCCGCAGACCGACGGCGGCAACGCGCTGATCGCGGCGACCATTTCGGCTGCGTGTGAGGCGGCGGTGAACAACGGCTACCTAGCGCCCGGTGTCTGGAATTCGGCTGGCTTCGGCGCACTGAACCAAGGCGACACGCTCGCGAAGGGTTACTACGTCTACGCACCGCCCATCGCGACGCAGTCGCAGGCGGATCGCGAGGCGCGTAAGTCCGTCACGTTCCAGGTCGCGGCGAAGGAAGCCGGCGCGATCCACGGCGCCGACATCCTCGTCAACGTTAACCGCTAACAGGGGCATCTCAACATGGCGACTTACAGCTTTCAGGACGTCACGGCGACGATCGTCGGCCCGGGCGGCGCGTTCTCGCTCGGCTACGGCGAAGCGACCGCAGAAGAAGGCATCACGATCGTGCGCGCGGGCGACAAGAACACGATGACGATCGGCTCGGATGGCGAGGGCATGCACAGCCTGCACGCCGACAAATCCGGTCAGGTCACGCTCCGATACCTCAAGACGGCACCGATCAACGCGAAGCTGATGGCGCTGTACGACGCGCAGCAGCTCGACAGCCGCTTGTGGGGAAAGAATCTGATCGAGGTGGGGCAGTCGGCGGCCGGCGACCTCCATACCGCGCGCAGCTGCGCGTTCAAGAAGGTGCCGGACATCAAGTACGCGAAGGACGGCGACATCCTCGAATGGGTCTTCGACTCGATCAAGATCGACAGTCTGCTGGGTCAGTACTAGTCGTCTCGCGTGTGTGTGAGCTTCGCAAATTCTCGTCGCGCGAGAGTGGCGGCACCACAAAATGCAGCGTATGCCTCGGCTTCAGTGTCGTAGGAGCCTAGGTAGACGTTCTCGCCTCGATGGCTGATTTGCGCAAGCCACCTGTCGCCGCGTCGCTTCGTGCCGCGCATGTTGTCGTAGTCGAAGACAGTATTGGCCGCGTTCTTTAGGCGCGTTGCTTCTCGAAGATTCTCCGCGCGGTTGTCTTCTTTAATGCCATTGACGTGATCGATTTCAGCAACCGGGAATCGGCCATGGTGAAGTGCGAACGCAATTCGGTGAGCGTAGACCATCACCCGCTTGCCGTTTTCGTCCTTGAACGGAAGCATGAGATAGCCGTTCGCTACGCGGCCGCCCGCAATTTTTCCCGCATACAAGCTGTTGAAGCGTTGTGCGACGGACTTGGTGCTGAAGTGGGACTCGGGGCGGACTCGCCATGTCAGATGACCCGATTGCGGGTCGTAATCAAGGCACTCGCGAAGATACTCAATCGGCAGCTCACGCATTGAAACCTCAAGGTATATATGAACAAGAACATTATCTATTTTGATAGATGCTCGGTCAACGGATTGCGGAGCTGAACATGACGACCGAAATCCAACTCAACGGCGTGCGGTACGCGATCGGCAAGCTGAGCGCGATGCAGCAGTTCCACGTCTCGCGGCGCATCGCGCCGATCATCCCGCCGATGATCCCGGTGCTGATGAAGTTTTACGCCGAGCTGGAGCAGGCCGACGTCGCGCGCGAGCAGGCACGCGCGAACGCAGCGCTTGCGGCGCTGGCCGAACGGGCGGAAGGTGCGGAAGCGGCGGCCGGCGCCGCGCCGGCACCCGCGGCCGACCGCTCGCGCGAGCTGCTGTCGATGGTCGACGCGATCGCCCCGGTGTTGCAACCGTTCGCCGATGCGCTGGCCGGTCTGAAGGACGAGGACGCCGAGTACGTCTTCGGTACGTGCCTGTCCGTTGTCGAGCGCTGGCAGGGCGCCAGCTGGGCGAAGGTCTGGAACATCGCGCACAAGGCGTCGATGTTCGACGACATCGGTATCGACGTGATGCTGCCGCTGGTCGTGCGCGTCGTGGTGGCGAATCTCGGCCCTTTTATCAGCGGGCTGCTTACCAGCCAAGCGAGCAGCCCGGCGGCGACGTAGGCTGGATCCGCACGCTGCCCGGCGGTGAGGATTGGCTGCTCGCGCCCGTACATGCGCAGATGTGTCGGTACGAGTCGCTGCTCGACGGAACGCTCGGCCTGGCCGACGTCGCGCTCATGAACGATTCCCTCGCCGTCCGGGCAGACAACGAGGCGGCGTACCGCCGCAAGATGGAAAGAGAAAATGGCTGATTCGGTCGTCATCCGCGAGTTCCTGGTCGCGCTCGGCTTCAAGGTCGACGAAAAGGGCCTGAAGAACTTCAAGGAAGGCGTCGAAGGCACGACGAAGGGCGTCAAGCAGCTGATAGCCACGGTGTCCGGTGCAGCGCTGACGGTGAGCGCGGGCGTCGCGGCATTTGCATCGAAGCTCGAGCGCCTGTACTTCGTGTCGCAGCGCACCGGTGCGTCGGCGACCAACCTCCGCGGCTTCGAGTTCGCTGCGCGCAACATGGGCGTCTCGGCCGAGGCGGCAACCGGCACGATTGAGAACCTCGCGCGCTTCCTGCGCAACAACCCGGCCGGCGAGGGCTACCTCGCGACGCTCGGCGTGCAGACGCGCAACGCGAACGGCGAGCTGCGCGACACGGTCGACACCATGTCCGACCTCGGGAAATCGCTGGCGAACAAGCCGACGTGGCTCGCGAGCCAGTACGGCAACATCCTCGGAATCGACGAGAACCTGATGCTCGCGATGCGTAACGGGGATTTCGAAAAGCTCCTCGCGCAGTACCGCGAAATGTCGAAGACGACCGGCCTGGACAAGGCGGCCGACGATTCGCACCGCTTCATGACGCAGCTGCGCGGGCTCGGCACATCGTTCGAGAACCTTGGCATCCGCGTCGAGGGCGCGATGCTGCAGAAGGTCGGGCCCAGTCTCGATCGGTTTCAACGGTGGATGGACGACCACGGTGACGAGATCGCGAACAGGATCGCCGACATCGCGAGCGCGATCCTGAAAGTGGCCGAGGCCGCGGGGCCGCCGCTTGCGAAGCTGGTAGACCGGTTTATCGAGCTCGACCGGGCGACGGATGGTTGGTCGACGAAGATCCTGCTGCTCGGGGTGGCGCTGAAGGCGCTGGGCGTGTTCAAGATCGCCGGCGGTCTCTGGAAGATCGTGGCGGCGCTGCGCGCCGGTGGCGCGGCGGCCAGTGGCGCAACTGGTCTGCTCTCCGCGATGGGTGTTGAGCTTGCCGCGCTGGCCTCAAGTGCGGCCGCCGTCGGCGCCGCCTTTCTCGGTTGGAAGATCGGCGACGGCGTGCGCGACCAGATCGACGGCTTGATCACGAAGCTGTCGGGCGGCCGGTTCCGTTCGTTGTGGGACATCCTCACGCTGCAGGATCGGCGCGGCCTCGACTCGACCGGCGGCTACACGCAGGCCGAAATCGACAGCGTGAAGGACGGTGGCGGCGCGAAGCTGACGTCGCCGCGCGGCGCTGCTCCTGCGCCGACTCCGAGGCGTGTGTCTGCATCTGGGGCGGCACCGGGACCTGCCCCTGTCGCGCCGGTCGACCTTGCCGGCGCGATGTCGCGCCTCGCTGATACGGCGTTCGGCCGACTGATCGCGCGCGGCGAGGGAGACTACAACAGCGTCAACCGCGGCGCGCGCGGCGGATACCGCGCCGGCACCGAGAACCTCGAGGGCATGACGCTCGCGCAGGTCATGGCCGCGCAGCGCGCAGGGCAGTTCAACGCTGCCGGCCGGTACCAGATTATCGGCAGCACGCTCGCCGAAGCGGCACGATCGCTGAAGCTGAACGGGTCCGAGATGTTCGACCGGAAGCTGCAGGACCGGATCTTTGAGCAGTACCTCGTGCGCAACAAGCGCCGTGCGATCGCCGACTACGTCGAAGGGCGTAGCGACGATCTGCGCGGCGCGCTGCGCGCGGCGTCGCGCGAGTGGGCGAGCGTCGCGGACCCGGACACCGGCCGCAGCTACTACGCCGGCAAGGGCAACAACCGCGCGAGCATCACGGCCGCCGAGATGGAATCCGCGCTGCGCAACACGCGTGCGACGTACCAGCCGGCCGGCGCGCTGGCTGCGCAGTCGGCGGCGCGCGGCGGCCCGGCGAAGGTCGAGCTGCACCAGTCCACGCAGATCCACGTGACCGGCGCAGGCGATCCTTCGGCGGCCGGACGCGCCGTCGAGCGCGAGCAGCGCGCGGTGAACGCAGACATGGTGCGCAATCTACAGGGAGTGATCGCATGACCCTCGACATGATCATGATCTCTCCGAAGAAGATCGGCAGCATCACGGTGCAGGTCGCGATCGAAGAGGTCTACAACGACGAGCTGATGATCACCGAGCATCCGGTCGAGCAAGGGGCGCAGATCACCGATCACGCGTTCAAGCGGCAGCCGGATCTCTCGATGCGGTGCGGTTGGAGCAATGCCGACTACGAGGCGCTGCTCGGCGCGGCGGAGGCGACGTTCGACGGCGGCGGCCTGCCGTCGGCGCAGTACATCAACGCGATCTACTCGCAGTTGCTCGCGCTGCAGCAGGCCCGCACGCCGTTCGACGTCACGACGAGCCGCCGCACCTACCAGAACATGCTTCTGCAGGGGCTGCGGCTCACGGTAGACGCGAAGACGTCGAGCGCGCTGATCCTGACGGCGACGCTCAAGCAGATCCGCATCGTGTCGACGCAGGTGACGAAGTTGCCGCCGCGCGAGAACCAGGCCGACCCGGCGTCGACGGCCGAGACCGGCAACGGCGGTACGAAGGCCGCCGTGCCGGCGACGCCATCGCCGGGCGGCGCAGTACCGCCGGGGAGTATGTGATGCCGAGCTACTTCGAGATTCCGTTTTCCCCGCGTCCGGAGCGCTTCACCGTGACGCTGAGCGGGACCGACTATCGCGTGACCGTCCAGTACCGCAAGGCTGGCGGCGCGGGATGGGTGCTGGACATCGCGGACGCCTCGGACAACCCGCTGGTGTCAGGCATCCCGCTGGTGACCGGCGTCGACCTGCTCGCGCAGTACAAGCACCTGGGTTTCCAAGGGCGCCTGTGGGTGCAGGGTGCCGCTGATCCTGACGACGTTCCGACGTTCGAGGATCTGGGCATCGGATCGCACGTTTTCTGGGTGACGGACCAATGAGCGTTGAGCAGTTCGGCCGCAAGGTATCCCTGATCATCGGCTTCGACAGCGGCGAAGCGCTCGACCTGTCCGAGCTGCGGATCGTGTTCCGGGTGCAGCGGGGCGACCTGCAGACGCCGAATTCGGCGCGCATCCGGGTCTACAACGTGTCCGCGACGACAGCGCGGCGCGCGCGGAAGGAGTTCACGCGCGTCGTGCTGCAGGCCGGCTACGAGGGCAACTACGGGATCATCTTCGACGGTCAGATCAAGCAGGTGCGCCGCGGGCGCGAGAGCCAGACCGATACGTTCCTCGACATCACGGCGGCGGACGGCGACTCCGCGTACAACTTCGCGGTGGTGAACACGACGCTTGCGGCCGGCTCGACGCCAGCTGATCACGTAGCTGCCGCCTGTACGGCAATGAATCCGTACGGCGTGCAGCCGGGCTATCTCCCTGAGCTGCCTTCGAATCCATTGCCCCGCGGCAAGGTGATGTTCGGCATGGCGCGCGATTTCATGCGCTGGACCGCGCGCACCACGCAAACCGTCTGGAGCATCCAGGACGGCAAGGTCGTGATGGTGCCCGAGACCGCGTACATTCCGGGCGATATTCCGAAGATCACATCCGAGACGGGCATGGTCGGGCTGCCGCAGCAGACGGCGAACGGCATCGAAGTGAAGATGCTGCTGAACCCGAGCGTGAAGATCGGCCGGCTGATCTGGCTCGACAACGCCAGCATCCAGCAATACGAGTACAGCCTGAACGTGGGCCAGCAGGCCGAGAATGAGCGGATCGAGATGCAGGCGAAGCTGCAGGACGACGGCTTCTACTACGTGATGCTTGCGGAAATCAGCGGAGATACGCGCGGCCAAGAGTGGTACACGAGCGTGACGTGTCTTGCGGCCGACGTCACGGTGCTGCCTGACTCGTTCAGGGACAAAGCCACTGTACCGCCGGATGGTGTCATCAAGCGGTACGGTTAGCGGCCGTACGTCGGCAGCGCCTTGATGGTCATCGTCGTGGTGTCGCCGCTGCGCTTCACGTCCGCCCGCGCGAGCACGTTAAGTGGCATCGACTTCGTCGGCATCTGCGGCACGATGATCACGGCATCGCCGTCGATCGTGACACCCCAGCAGCCGATGTCCCATACGCCGCGATACGACTCGTAGTGCCGCATGTTCTTCGCATTGGCGAGCGGCAGATCGCACTTCCGGCCTGTGTACAGGATGGTCGGGAATTCGTTCTCGACCGTGGCGCCGACCTTCATGCCGGCGAACGGGTAGACGTAGGCGTCGTCAGCGACAGCAGCGAGCGGCGTGAGAAGCGTGGCGGTCAACAGCAGTTTTTTCATTTTCATCCCATGGATCGACGTGAAAGGGTAGGCGACCCGGAGGTCGCCCTGCGTGAAGCGTTTGACGGCGTGCGCGCGGGCATCTGGACGGCGCTGCCCGGCATCATTCAGTCGTTCGATGCTGCAGTGCTGACATGCAGTGTGCAGCCAGCGATCAAGGCGCAGGTCCGCAGCATCGACGGCACGATCCAGAGCGTCGCGCTGCCGCTGCTGGTCGACTGCCCGGCCCAGTTCCCTGCTGGCGGCGATTGTACGTTGACGTTCCCGGTCAAGCAGGGAGACGAATGCCTGGTCGTGTTTGCCTCGCGCTGCATCGATGCCTGGTGGCAGTCGGGCGGCGTGCAGGAGCAGGCTGAACTGCGCATGCACGACCTGTCGGACGGGTTCGTGCTGCTCGGCTTTCGATCGAGGCTGCGCGCGCTCGCCGGCGTGAGCGGCAGCTCGACGCAACTGCGCAGCGACGACGGCGCGACGTACATTGACCTGAACCCGACGCTGCAGAAGGTGAAGATCGTCGCGCCGGGTGGCTTTGACGTCGTCGCCCCGCTGTCGACGTTCTCAGCGGCCGTCACGATCACGGGCCTCCTGACGTTCGTCGGCGGCATGGTCGGCAGTGCGGCGAGCGGCGCCGCGGCGGTGTTCAACGGCATCCTCAATGTGATCGGCCAGATTACGGCGAACGGCAAGCGCGTAGACGACACGCACACGCACCCCGATGCTCAGGGCGGCAATACCGGCGCGGTCAATTGACCGTCGAGTTGCCGTAGCCATCTGGATCGCACAGGGAGTTGCGCACATGCGGAGCAAGCATGAGATTGAAGATTGTGCTTGCAAATTAAGCTGATGTGCGGCTATATTGCAAGCATGCCATCTAAGGAGGTGCTTGCATGAATGAGCCCAAGAAAAAGTCAGCAGCCGCCAAAAAGGTTGCGAATCGCGCAAAGGGTGGGGTAGCGAGAGCAACAGCCTTGACTCAGGAGCAGCGGTCGTTGATCGCGAAGAAGGCCGCACTGGCCCGCCATGGGCTTAAGGCGACCCATCGAGGCAACTTCAAGGACGATTTTGGAATTGACGTTGAGTGTTATGTGCTCAACGACGAACAGAAAACGGCGGTCATCAGCCAGACAGGGATGGGTGTTGCTCTCGGACTGTCGTCTCGTGGGAACGCTTTTCCGCGATTCATCGCGAGTCGGGCGATGTCGAACTACCTGAGCGCGGATGTCCTCAAGAAAATCGAAAATCCCATTAAGTTTCAATGGGGTTCCGGCGGCGCGGAGCAGCCTCCATCGGCGGTGAATGGCTACGATGTTTCGCTCCTCATGGAAATTTGCAATTCCATTTTGGAGGCTGATACAGACGGGGCGCTTTCGAAGAACCAGGAACATCTGGCGACCAATGCCCGAATTCTGCTGAATGCGTCGTCTAAAGCAGGGATTAAGGGTCTCGTGTATGCCTTGGCAGGATATCGTCCAGAAGTAGAAGAGGTGATTTCTGCATTCAAGGCGTTTGTACAGAACGAGGCCAAGAAGTATGAGCAGGAGTTTCCTAGCGAGCTTTACATGGCATGGCACCGACTGTATCAGATCCCCATTCCGGTTCGTGGTAAGCCGTGGCAATTGATGCACTTGACGCGACGCCATATCTACTACCCTCTAGCAAAGAGCAGCGGGCGCATCCTCGAGCTACTGCGAGCATTGCGCGACAAAGATCCCGGGAAGAAGAAGTTGTTTCAGTTCCTGAACGAAGTCGGTACGCGGGCGTTGCGTATGCACATGGGCCGCGTGTTGGAAATGGCGGAGTCGTCGGCTACGTCGGCCGAATACGAAGCAAAGTTCGCAAAGCGTTTTGGCGCTCAGCAGGAGCTCGACCTAGCGGAAGATTAAAGCCCGTTATGGCGAGCAGGTCCTATCCCTGCGAATTCCTTGACTACACCCCGCTCGCGCGGGGTTTTTCGTTTTTAGGGACTTATGCGGTACCGAAAACTCGACGCCGACGGCGACTATGTCTTCGGCGGCGGCGCGGCCGACTTCCTTGTGAACACGCCTGAGACGGTTGCACAAGCCGTGTTGACGCGCCTGCGCCTGCTGCGCGGCGAATGGTTCCTCGACACGACGGCCGGCATGCCATGGGCGACCGACGTGCTCGGAAAGTACACGAGCGGCAAGTACGACGCGGCGATCCGCCAGTGCATCCTCGGCACGCAAAGCGTGACCGAGCTCGTTAGCTACTCGAGCACGGTTGATCCGGAGACGCGCGTGCTGACCGTCACAGCGACGATCAACACCATTTACGGCACCACCACGGTACAGGCGACATTGTGACTCTCACGACCCTCGCACCCACCATCGACGCAAACGGCATCACCGCGCCGACGTACGCGGACGTGATCGCGTATCTGCAGGACCAGTACCGCTCGATTTATGGCGCCGACACGTACCTGGAGTCGGACAGTCAGGACGGCCAACTGCTCGGCGTGTTCGCGAAAGCGATCAGCGACGTCAATTCGGTCGCGGTCGCGATCTACCGGTCGTTCAGCCCGGCCACCGCGCAGAAAGACGCGCTGTCGAGCAACGTCAAGATCAACGGCATTGCGCGCAAGGTCGCGTCGTATTCGAGCGCCGATCTGGTGCTGGTCGGGCAGGCTGGCAAAACAATTACGAACGGTGCTGCGAAGGACGCCAACGGCGTACAGTGGATGCTGCCGGCTAGCGTGACGATCCCGCCGAGCGGGACGATCACCGTCACCGCGACGTGCGCGACGATCGGCGCTGTCGCTGCGCGCGCCGGCACGATCAACCAGATTGCGACACCGGCGTTCGGCTGGCAGACGGTGACGAACCCGGCGGATGCGGCCGCGGGTGCGCCGGTCGAATCGGACGCAGCCTTGCGCCAGCGCCAAACCGTGTCGACGGCGCTCCCATCGCTGACGGTGCTCGACGGGATCATCGGCGCGGTGGCGAATGTCGCTGGCGTCACGCGCTACGTCGCGTACGAGAACGACACGAGCGCGACGGACGCGAATGGCATCCCGTCGCACTCGATTTCGCTCGTGGTCGAGGGCGGTGACGCGACGGCGATCGCGAATGCGATCGCAGCGAAGAAGACTCCAGGCGCTGGAACGTTCGGCACGACGTCGATCGTCGTCACGGACATCTACGGCCGACCGATCACGATCAACTTCTTCCGGCCGGTTGGTGCGCCGACTGGCGCCACCGTCACGATCAAAGCGCTCGCCGGCTACACCAGCCAGGCGGGCCAGCAGATTCAGCAGGCTGTGTCGGACTACATCAACGGCGTGCAGATCGGCGGCGGCCTATCTGGCAGCGTCGAATGGGGTGACGCCCTGACCGCGGCGAACAGCGTCGGTGGTGGGGTGACGTTCAAGCTGTCGGGCCTGACGCTGACCGGGCCGCGCGGCGCCGGCGCGCCGGACGTCGCGCTGTTGTTCAACGAGGCGGCGTCTTGCACGCCAGCGAACGTGACACTGGTGGTGACCTGATGGCGGATCTGACCGATTACACCGTGTTGATCACATCGGAGCACAGCGACAAACCGCGCTTCATGGCAAGCGTCAGCGCGCTTGTGCAGCCGCTCGTCGAACAGATGAATGTGCTGGAGAGCATGCCGGGTAAGTTCGACCTCGACAACGCGGTCGGCGTGCAACTGGACGATGTCGGCCTCTGGGTTGGCGTGTCTCGGAAAATTCGCACACCGTTGACCGGCGTCTACTTCTCGTTCGACATCGCGGGCCTCGGCTTCGATCAAGGCACGTGGAAAGGACCGTTCGATCCCGATACGGGGCTCACGATCCTCGACGATGACACGTATCGATTGGTCATCCGCGCGAAGATCGGCGCGAACCACTGGGACGGGACGCTGCAGCAAAGCGCCGCGATCCTGAACAGCATCTTCGACGCGGATACGCACGTCTTCATCGAAGACCACCAGGACATGTCGATGACGATCGGCATTGCCGGGAAGGTCCCGCCGGCGACGTTCCTTGCGCTTTTGTCAGGGGGCTACATCCCGCTCAAGCCCGAAGGCGTCCGCGTCAACTACACGATCGTGACGACCGTCGACGGATCACCCCTGTTCGGATTCGACATGAGCAATCAACTCGTGGCCGGATTCGACGTTGGGGCCTGGAGCCGCCCCGTTTAACCGCCAATTGCATTGTCTGCAAGCCACCTTCGAAGCCACCTTCGGGTGGCTTTTTTTATGCTCGGAGCATTGATGGCAACGAACGACTTTCTCGTGTTCGGCGGAGGCAGCTCCCCGAACGTTATCGACCAGGCGACCTACGCGGCTCTCACGGCCCGTCTGTCGGGATTTCAATCTGGCACCGCGCTGTCGGCGCAGCTCAACAAGGTATGGCGCCAGAGCTCGATCATGGCGGCGGTACTCGCGCAGTTCACGGCGAACTTCTCGGGCCAGAACTCCGTCGACGACGGCACGATCGCGACGCTGTTGGCGAACCTACAGGCAGCGATCAACGCAGCAGGGATCACGGCTCCGCAGTTCGACAACAGCACGAAGCTCGCGACGACGGCATTCGCGCAGCGGTCGCTTGGCAATTTCCAAGCATTCTATGCATACACGTCGAGTCAGACTCTCACGGCTTCGCAATCTGGCTCAGTCATCAATTTTTGGGGAAGTTCCGCGTCGACTTTCACGCTTCCATCGTGCTCTGCAATGCCTGCTGGCGGATCGTTCTTGTTCAACAATTCCAATGCCGGCAACACTTCGGTCACGGTGACTCGGGCAGGCTCAGATTCAATTCTTTGCGGAGGCAATGCCACTAGTGTCGTTGTCGGGCCGGGCGATAACCTTCTCTTGGTCGCGATTCCGCCGAGCCAATGGGTTGCGACTGGCGGAAGCGCTCAATTGCCATTTGCGAGTACCGCGCAGCGGACATCCGGCGGCGTCGTCGGAGCCATGCGCAACGCCAGCATGAACGTAGCAGCAGCGAGCGCATCGGCGACCTTCACTGCTGATGAGATCGTCGTCGAAACCGCGCTCGGTGGCGGCTTCTACCGGCTCACCAGTTTCAGCAAGACGATCAACCTCGCGACGACCGGCGCGGGCGGCATGGACACGGGCAGCGCGCCGGTGAGCGGCTACGTTGCGCTCTATGCGATCTACAACCCATCGACCGGGGCAAGCGCGCTGCTCGCGAGGAACGCGACGAGCGCGGTGCAGCCGAATGTGTATGGTGGCGCAAACATGCCGAGCGGCTACACGGCGTCGGCACTGGTGAGCGTGTGGCCGACGAATGGCAGCGGGCAGTTGATCGCGGGTGCTCAGGTCGATCGTCAAGTCGCGATCCCGGCCCTGACAATATTGAGCTCGAGCACGACGCAGGCATCTGTCACCGCACTTTCCATCTCCTCGGCCGTTCCGCCGAATGCCCGAAAGGCTTCTGGAACGATTGGGGTGTCATCGACATCGTCCACGCCAAACACCTCACTGAGCCTATATGCATCCAGTGCAGGCGTAGGGATTCAAGGTGTCAACACGAGCGTGGGAGCAGCGGGCGGCAATTCGGTCGGATACAAAGATCTTCTGATCTCGGTTTCGCAGACGATTTATTACACCGCAACTTCGTCAGCCGGGACGCCGTCCTTCACGGCGACGGTTTCGGGTTATGAATTTTAGGAGAACACATGCAAACCATATACGTACAGTTCAGTGACTCGACTGAAACTAGCATTTGCAGCTATTTCTCGAATCCACAGGACCCCGACGTTTATCATAACCAGGGGGAAGTGGATTTGAGTGATCCTCGTTACAAAGAATTTTACGCGTCACTTCCGGAATTTGTTCAGCGAGATTTGCCGACCCCGGTCGATGATTAACTACTAGCCGTTGCCATTCGAGAAACGCGTTTCGCGTTCCACCTGTCAGCGAGACGCGCACCGTACTTGCGAAGAGGACTTTCTATAAATCGGAAGTTCAATTCGGCAAACGTGAATGTGAGTATCATGGCAGTAAGGGCGAAGCGCAAGCTATACCGTCCATCGATGACCATGGAAGCTCCCTCTGTCCACACCCATATCTCGCGTGTTACCCGATACATTGGGACGTGTATCAAGTAAATCGCATAGGAACGCGATCCGATATAGATCAGGACGTTCTTGAGCAATCCATTCGGCAAGACGTAGTTGTTGTCATAGCTGGCGATCCATACCATTGCAGCCGAGACGAGCGCAACCATGCCAGTGTGGAACGGAATGTCTGATCCTGCACCAGGAATTGCCGCGATCAGAATGCACAAGGCGGAAAAGCAAATTCTCGACACCAATCTATTGGAGAGATAACTCGGGTTAAGTGAATCAAGAAAATTACCCTGCTTAAGAATCGCCAATAGGGCGCCAAGAGCTAGGGCATCGGTTCGGACAAACCAAAAAAACGAAAGAATGGGTCTCGGTAAGAATAACTGAACCAAGATTACTATGGATAGAATTACGACTACAGTGCGCCGGCTGGCAAAGTACAGAAGAATGGGTAGAAGAATGTAACTCTGCTCTTCGAGTGACAAACTCCAGTAGACCTGATCGACTCCACATGTGGTTTTTGGAATCGCATAACATGACCAGAAGTGGAAGTTTGCGACTTGAGCCACTGCGGACAGAGAGTCAATGGCATTCCCAATCGGAGTGCCAAGGTACCCAGTGCGGTTTGCAACCACGCTCAGTACAAGTGGGATAGCCAGCCAAAGCCAAGCAGAAGGAACGATTCGCCAGGCCCGTCGAATCCAGAACGGCACTGCGAACGAAGAGAATCCCATTCTGCGATCAGGCGGAAGAATTCGAAGCAAATTCCCGGTGATGACGTATCCTGAGATGCAGAAAAATAGGTCTACACCGCCCCACATGAAAAACACTTTCTGAAGGGCGGCTAGATTACTGTTCCCCCAAAAAAATAGGATGTCGAGATGGGACGCCAACGTACCTATTATGGCGGTGGCGCGAAGCACCTCAATATCGAAATTCTTTGTGGTCATTCTCTACTTTTCTAGGATGGTTTGAACCAGCTGAGATACGACCATAAAGCTGTTCTGGCCTTGAATCTCATATCCGGCCGCCGTTGGATGCATCGTGCCGTCTGATAAATAGTCCTGCCAGTTCTGCATCAATAAGAAGCGTCCATAATTGTCGACTACTGGCGTACTAGTTTTGCTTGCCACTTCGATCGTCGCCGCCACAAGTGAAGCGAGTAGGTCGGAGTGGTCGGTTTTGATGGGGTTTGGCGTTTCAAGAATGACGGTTTTACCGGCATTTCTAGCAATAGATATTGCCGATGTCAATTCTTCGGCGAACAAAGTAGCGGTCATGCCCGCCGAATATGCATCGTTGATCCCGAATTTTACGGTGATGAATTGTGCTTTCGATTGGGCCATCCGCTGCGCCCATGGCATCGTGACTCCGTTTGACCCAGTCAGGAGATCATTCAATGTTGTCCCCGCGATGCCTAGATTTTGCACAGTTACTGCTGCACCGTATCGTTGCTGCAGAAGGTATTGAAGGGTCGCAGGTTCGTTGTGCGGGGTAACAACATAGCCGGCAACCGGACAATCAGACGATGCCTGTGCGCTTGGCTGTGCAGTGCACCCGCGGACGGTTGAATCGCCATACGCCTCGATGAGGATGCTTTTTGTCTGCTGCTGGCTTTGGGCCGCCGACGGCGCATTCGAACTACCGTCACCTCCGCCGCAGCCGCTGCAAGCAACTACGAAGGCGCCGAGCAATGAGGAGAGTGCCCCTTTCAAGACGGCTCTCCAGAAGTGAGATCGATGGTCGCGCCGATCGCACGCATGCGCTGTAGCACTCGCTCGAAATCCTCCGGAGACAGTTCGAGTCGCGCCGCGGCGAAGAACAGAATATGCGGGCTGATGTCCCGCGGCTCCTCGCCCCCCGTGTACTTGCGCCACTGGCGGCCACCCTGCACGCCGAACAGGTCGGCCATCTGCGCGCTGCTGAACTGCAGGCCGTGCTTGAGCTTCTCCAAGTCTTCCGGGGTCGGCGGGTCGTATCGCATAGGGGAATTGGCGGCGCAAAGCCGCGACGATCGTGGTGTGCATGGAGTCCTCTCGGATGTATGGGCCGCGCGCATGCGCTTCCTCTGGCGATAAATCTAGGACCAATGGGCCTAGATGTCAAGAATATTTCACCGCCACCTTCGGGTGGCTTTTTCATTTCGGGGAATTGATGAAGAACGATCTCGCGGTGAGCGCTGCCAAGGCGGCGCCGGCGGTGGGAAGCAATTTCTGGCTGTGGCTGACCGGCCACGACATCAACTGGTGGGTAGCCGTCGCGACGATCGCGTACATCGGGCTGCAGGCGTACTACCTGGTCAAGAACAAGGGGAAGAGGGCACTGCTCGATGGCTAACGTACCGAAGAAGACACTCGCGGGTGTTGTGGGGGCTGCTGCGGCAGCCCTTCTTTTTTCCATGGTCCCGAAGTTCGAGGGGCTCGAACTCGTCGCGCGGCCGGACCCGATCGGGATCATCACGGCGTGCTACGGCGACACGAAGGACGTGCGCGCCGGTCAGCGCTTCACGCCGGAAGAGTGTCGCGCGCGCCTCGAGCAACGGCTGATCGAGCATGCCGAGCCGGTGCTGAAGTGCACGCCCGTCCTGAAGGGCCACACGTACCAGCTCGCGGCCGCGGTGAGCTTCGCTTACAACGTCGGCACTGGCGCGTACTGCGGCAGCACGACGGCCAAGCGGTTCAACGCTGGCGACTGGAAGGGCGCGTGCCGCGCGATGAACGAGGCGGATAACGGGCGGCCGCAATGGGTGACCGCCGGCGGCCGCGTGCCGCCCGGGCTGGTGAAACGCCGCGCCGAAGAGCGCGCACTGTGCGAGCGCGACCTATGACGACGAACACTCATGAAACGCGGCGCACGCTCGCCGAGGACGTCTTCTATCCCGATCACGAGCCGCGCACCGAATCACCGACGTTTCGCGCGAGCAAGCGCGTGATGAAGGCGGCCGGCGGCTACGTCTGCGCGGTGTGCGGCGACGACCAGGCGGTCGAGTCGCACCACCGGTTCTTCGAGTGGGCGTTCTCGCACGCGATCGACTGGAAGTGGATTCGCGGCGTCGCGCTGAACCAGGTCGACACGATGTTCAGCCACAAGCTGCAGCGTGTCGTGCCGATCCCGCGCCAGCACCCCGTCTGGGACGTGATCCGGCTGACGCAGGGTTTCGACTGGGACGCGTTCGATCCGGCGAAGCCCGAGGCGTTCGTCGACTCGACCTACAACCAGCTGCTGCTCTGCGCGCTGCACCACCGCGGCAAGGATCACGGCCGGCATGAGGAAAGCGACCCGGTTTGGAGCGTGCAGGCGTTCCTGCTGCCGGACTTCGTCTACTCGCCGGACGAGCTCAAGCAGCTGCATGCGAAGGAACGGAAATGACCTGGCTCGATCCCCGTGTTTGGCTCGCCGTCATCGCGGCGGCTGTCGCCGGCCTCGCCGGCGGCTACTTCAAGGGACACGCCGACGGCGTGCACACGACGGTTGCTGCCGCGCAGAAGGCGCAGCTCGCTTCCGTCATGGCGGCGCGCGCTGAAGAACAACGCCGCATCGCGGCACAACAGGAGATCGCAAACGATGCGAACCAACAACGCACGGCCGCGCTCGCGGATGCTTTTGCTGCTCGCGCTGCCGCTGGCAGCCTGCAGCAGCGCGTCGACCAGCTCGTCGCAGCCGCCCGCCATCCCGCCGCTACCACCGGAGGCCCGGCAACCGGCGACGCCCTCGATCTGCTTGCCGACGTGCTCGGCCGCGCTGACCAGCGCGCGGGCGATCTGGCAGAGTACGCTGACCGGGCCCGCATCGCCGGCCAGCAGTGCGAGCGCGACTACGACGCGCTGACGGTCGTAAAATAG